CACCTTTCCAGCCATTCGGGAGTGAGGGGAATAGGATTAATAGTACCGCTATCAAAATTAAAATATCCCTCAATTTCACAATACCCATTATTCGCCTGCCCGATTTCTATTATTGAGTCCACTTCCCCATTAAACATTACCAGATTACCTAATCGCAGATCTTTAGCTTGTATCATCGTAATTTTTATTCCGCCACGCCTTAAATGGCACAGCGCGGTCAAAAATATTTGTTTTCTTCACCACTCGCAGGATATCGGAAGCGAGCATATTATAGACGTGCTTTCGCTTCATGCGTTTAATCCTTCCAGCCCGGCCCCTTGCCCTGTATATGTGTGAGAACGGCTCTTTGAACATGAGCCGGTGAAACTACGAAACCGGGCCAATACTTGCAATGCTGATCTTTAACATATTGACTACTAATTGGGTTACAGTCTTGCAGTTCTCTTTGCGCTTCATCGTGCTAATCCTTTTTTCTACGGTCTTTTTCTTCATATCCAGCATTGCGGCTACTTCCTTTACAGTAAAGCCACTGCCGAGCAATTGGATAATTTGGTCGTTTGTTTTCATTCATATTGAGATTTATGGGGGTATAATTCCTGCAGCACTTTCAGCAATCCGCCTTCCCTTGCCCGGTCACCGATGGAGAACCAGGGGCGTTCGTAGATCATATCACGGATCTTGCTGGCAGGGTATACTTCGTTTATTTTAAGGTCTGACTGTTGAATCCATTCTTCATCGACTAATTCATACATCCCATAGATGGTTTTAAGACAATAACCAAAAGGTTTAGACATATCTAATAGTCTTTGAAGTCCTTTCCAACTTTGCTTATTATACAAAATTGGACAATGTACATCACAATAAAGCGGCTCAAAGTTCGGCAGCCATGCCAAGGCATATTTATTAAAATGCTCAATTGTATTGCTTACCGACCGTCTGTATAAAGTGATAGTCTTGAAGTCTTTCAGAAAACCATCAAAGTAATTCGGGAACAATTCGGCATTGTAATCCTGCAGCAGAAAATGGTCATCGTTCATGAACAGGAAATCTTCTGTTACCCGATCGTCAGCGCAGGCAGCCAGTATCTTACAATAGATATTGCGCTCCTTGTCGTAGATTTTATCGCCATAATCCGGGCATGGGATATGCACCACATTGCGCAGCCAGGGCGGCTTCTCTCCAACAATAAATACCTCGCCATAACCGGTTAGGTGCTTTTCTACCGATCGCAGGCAGAAGCGTAGTTCAGTATCGTTCCAGCGGCTGCCGGTGCCCAGGGGGATCACAATGCTGGTCATCTGCTTTGCGTTTCTTTAACTACTTCCTCCAATGCCCGGCATAAAGTAAAAAATACCTCTGCACTTTTTTCTGCTCGCATAGTCGCATCTCTGCCAGATTTTACAGAATTCCATCTATCAACAGCAAGATCTTTTAAAAGTGTTGTCACAATAGCGTTTTGATCTTCAGGCTCATGTTTCCGGATGATAGTTAACATCTCGATGGCAGTTTCATCCGCGGACTTAGCTTTATTGATAGGAGCTTCTGGTATATGTTTAAAATCTGGTATTACTTTTTTATTTCTCATATTATTTATTGCCCATCCGGGCCGGTTTATAACGGTTCAATAATTGCTGAAACCGATACTTCAAATCTGCTGACAACCGATATCCTTGTATCTAAACGAACAGTATTGACATTGACTTCTAACAAAGCCTCATTGTCTAACTTAGCATTAGCCTCAGTAATCAGCCTTTCAATATCAGCTTTTACTTGCTTACATAAATTGAATACATCTCCCGTTTCCATTTTATTTTCTTTTAAAAGCCATTGATAAAATGTTCGGCAGCCCATGCGCCGACTTCCTTACAATGTCCTCATGATGGCTTATGGCCTTCCATTCCCATCCTAAAGAGTCCATCATTGACGCAAGCGAGAACTGATTAAAATGCCTGATATGCTCATCCGGCTTGCGGTGCTTATAGTAGCTGTCGAACCATTCTTTGCCCTGGGTTATAAAATGACAACAAGGTAGTGATACAACCAGTGTTTCGCAGGGTAGATCCCGAACAAACTCAACCGACGGGAAATGCTCAAGCACATCCCACATGGTAATAACGTCGGCCTTAACAATCTCCGGCATTTGGTAGGCCCCATCGAGCGGAACGCCGGTTACGTCGTGACCGTATACAAACCGCACATGCTGTTTTGCAAAGTTGATGAAGGCGCCGTTTCCATATCCAACATCCATGAGGGAGGTTATAGGCTTACCATGCGCACTACAGACAAACCCATACCGCATAGCCTGCAGTAGTTCGCTTTGCCTAGTGTATTCCGGGTTGTTGTAAATGGCAGAGTATTGGGCATCGTAAACGTATGGCCGGTGATCGGTTTGAACGATTACCCCGAACCGGTCAACCTCGTATTTTCTTCCGTGTGATTCAAATTTCATTGTTCAAAGAGTTTTAAAATTTCATTTGCAATTTGTTCGTAGGATTCAGGATCAATGCAGTTTATTTCTTCAATTGCAATTTCATGATCCTTAAGAATTTCGATTATCTTTTCTTTCATAATAAATGCTCATTTGAAGTTCTTAACAAGCAATTGGTTTTATGCGGCTTAGGTTCCAGGTAGTAGGTCTTACCAATAGATTGAGCGAGAGCGAGCGTTGATGACTGATTACAATATATCACATCTGCTCTCTTTACGATAGCCGCCAATTGAAGCATATTAAGAGTCGGAATATGTGTTATTCTAACATTCCAATTTTCGCAGAAATTCACATATTCTTCAAAGGTTCCCACAAAGTAGACGGGTTGAGTTAATGAGCTGTATAATTTAGCCCAATCATATTTACTCGTCATTTTCATCTGCTCATTGGTAATATGCCTACCGGTGTAATTAATGAGCGTAAATTTTTCAGGCATTCCAAAAAAACGACTCCACCTTTCCACATCTACTTCTGGCAGCACTAACCATGGTTCCTTCCAGTTAGGATAATTCACATTGAATGCATCCATGTACCGTTTCACAATATGAACAACTCCTTTCAGTGGCTGCAACCTGGCCAAGTCGAGATCATAGTCAATATGAATATCCGGCGCCTGCTCCATATACGCCAATCCTGAAGGATATTCGCGAACCTCTTTGATATAAGGCTGATGCAATAGCAGGTCCTTTAATGAGCTGTAAAGACTATTACAGCCGTCAGGTGTTGTTTCTGGCAGGTAAAGGATGCCGCCGCCGAGTTCCCGGATTGTTGGCAACGAAAATATCACATCCCCGATTTTTCCCCCGTGTCTGAATGTTTTCATTTAACCTTAGGTTTTGTCACTTTTAAAAACCAATTTTTACCTATGAACTTAAATTCTTTACGCCATCCTGTTAATGGAATAATCCAGCCCTGTATAGAATACCATTGTTCGATCTTATACTTCACATCCCCGCCAGGTGCATAGCCGCCTGGCGCAATTGATACCTCATACATTTTAAATTCAGTGATTACTTTTTGTTGGCACCTTGTCAATCTTACAAAGAACCATTGAAAAACCACCTTGTTTACAAATTCTAACTTTGTCATAATTTTAAATATGGGCTAAAAGAATGTTATTAATAACAGGGTTTGATAAATAAACAAGCTTGTAGTCCGGGTTTATCTCCAACAACTTTGCCTCTATGTCCTTCTTCGTCCAGCCGGTTACTTCTGGGTGAGTCAGGATCAAAATATCATCGATCAATATCGTATGTGTTTTGATGGGGTGCATTCTAATTTGTTCCAATTCTTTCATCAGCGGGAATGGGTTTTCAGCAGGCGGCTCATCGTCGAATAGCTGACTGTGGGCATCCAGCCAGATCATTGCAGGCTCTCTTATATCCATAAAAAATATCTCCAGATATTTTGCACTATCGCCGCGAACTACAGTGATGTACTTTTTGCCTTTAAATCTTTCGCAGCAATGCTCGACATTGGCAAGGCTGATATCCATGCTCTTGATGTCTTTAAACCCGGCCTGGCGGGCCAGTTCAATGCTATCACCTACAAAGGATCCAGTTTCTATAAAGATGTTATGATTTCCCTTATAATGCTTAAAGTAGTTTTTGAACGGATGCATACTCATGATTACAGCTTTTTGAATAATTCATAATCGTTTTTGATCCAGTCATAAATCGCTTCCGGCTCACAGAACAAACACTCCTTTATGTTACCCGCTGCAATCCTGGAAGGTTCAGCCCACATGTTGATTATACCCTTGTCCTTCACCTGGTAGAACATCACGCCATCTTTGCCAAGGGTTTCATTAATGATTGATAAACCTGAAGGGAAGCCGATAAAGTAGCTGAGGCGCTTTAAAAGCTCGATCACGACCCCTAAAGATTGGCCGGTGGTGTTTATGCGCTGAATATTATACAATGCCAATTCGTTCATTAATGGCTCTGTAATGCCTTCATCGTAAGAGGCGCCAATTATTACAAAGCAAATGTCTTTACCCTTGTAAAGTAACTTTATCAGCTTGAACCATTGCCGGGCATCCCATCCGCCAGCATTGCGGGCGTTACTGTATGCGGATGGATAGATCCCGATATAAATAAGATCATCCGATAATATTTCGGCGGCAGTCTTGTGATCTTCCTCAGTGGTAATGTAATTCAGCTTATAGCTTGTTGGCAGGTCGGGGAAAAACTCTTCAATGCGCATCCCTGATTCCAGATGCTGGTTAGCTGTCAAGTGCATTGTACGCTCGTTTATATCCATCCAGCGGCGTTTTTTGCCCTGTATGTTTTCACGGGAAAGTTTTTTGTAAGAAAGACCCGGAACATACTCGGCTGATACCGCTACTTGCGGCAGGAGATCAAAAAGGGGTTTACCGCGCTGGGGTGTACCGTCAGGTATTTGGAAGTGAAAACGCTCGTTGGCGTTGATTAGCTTTTGAATTAGCCAAATAGAATCGCCGATGCCGGGGCATACTTTAATTGTTCGAAAGTTTTTATCAGTCATAGTGATTTTTTAAAGTCAAAGGATTACTGATGAAATCTCGGTTTAATCTTCGCCTCTCAGCTTTTTGGCTTCCTGCATTTGTTCTATTCTTTGCTGCCAGCTAGATTTGGTCATCCTATATTTATTTTTCTCCTTTTCTTCCAGATATTTCAAACAGAAATAAAAAGGCAGGATTATGACGGCAATCGCCAGTGGTGCCCATAGCGGGCTCGTAATCCACCACCATGACCAGTCAATGACTTTGCATAGTTTCAAAACCAAAAAGACCAAGAATAAAAGACCGGCAAAGCCGATACCGCCTGAATTTGAATTGTTGTTGCTCATTTTGTTTTTATTATTTATTATTTGAATTACCTATTTTATCCAGCGTGAATAATCCTTTTTGTTTACCAATCATTTGAACTTCCGCCGCCAGAAAAGCCGCTATCGTACGAACTGCTGCTATCACTGCTGCCGCTTCCCCAATTACCATAATCTGAACTGCTGGAACTTGATGAACTTGAATTATCTGTATCATACGATCGGCTGGGAGGTGTGTAATCCTCGTTATAGCTTCGATTGGATGACGTATAATTCGATTCGTTGCTTATGATAACTGGTGTGATATAGTTTGAATGGCCGTAATATGGGATAGTTTCCGGGGAAATTGTCTCCTTTGAAGTCTTTTTCTTTCTTTGTTTTACCCAAAAATAAATCACCCAAATAGACATTGTAATGCCTCCCAATATCAGGCCCATTATTAACAACCAATTCGATTGTTGAGCATTTTTCTTTTTCAATTCGTCTACCGTCAATTTCTGCTGCTCAGCCTGAGCAGGCTTAAGGGCTTGTGTAATTTCATCTACCAAAAACAATAAACCTGTACCATATTTTTGTGAACGGAAATAAGGTTTAATCTCATCAGTCAGGCGCTTTGCGGTTATATCTGGTATAGTGCCTTCCAGGTGGCTAGCGACTTCCAGCCGCTGTTTATGTTCTTGAATTGAGGCAACATATACAATACCGTTTGCTGCGTTACCTACATGCCACTTTCGGCCGATCTCCCTGGCATAATCTTCGATTTGATAATTATCGGGAAGGTGATCTACTAATACAATAGCCATCTGCACGCCGTACTGAGTTTCAACCTGGCGTAGCAGCTTATTGATGGCTTGCTTGTCTGAATTATTTACAACGCCTGCAAGGTCATTGATATAAGTTCCCGGTTGTGGGTTAGGGATTTGGGCGGTAACTACTGAGGTTACCAGCAATAATAACAGTGTGAGGTTTTTCATTTTAAAATGTATTGATTACTTTGAATTGATCCTTTATCCTACGCCTGAATCATCTTGCCCCACCTGGCGGAGACAGGAGGCTACCGTTAGTTATTCTGGCTTTGGTGATGGCGTGACCTTATGGCTATCGTCGCATTCATAATGCCAGATACGGGTTCCATGATAATCGCTCATTGCGCTACCCTTAAACCCTCTTTTACCACATTTGCAGCACTTATCCCAATACCTACGCTTTATTCGTTCCCATGGGTGAAACTGAATTTTCCAGTGGTGTATATGCCAGCGTGGATGTTTGTACCAGGGCCGCAGCTTGCGCATGATATCAGAAAGAACAACGGTAACAAAGTGGTTGATTCTTTCTTCTTTGCTTTCCACGCCGTAAAACATCTTAATAGCGTTATGTAGGCTGTCTACCGGATTCTCGGCAAAATGCATGATCTCATGCAGGTGCTTGCGCATAAAGTGATCGTGTTGCCTTCTGGTCCTATTATTGGCATTCCCTCCGTTTTTGTACATGAATACCGCCCATGAAGCCTGATGGTACATACAGAGTGTAATTCCCATAGGGCTGAATTTTGGATATCCGGCTTCATTAAACCAATGGTTATGTTTGAACTCGAATTGAAAGTCATTTTTAACTTTCTGCACCAGGTCTTTGGGGACATGGTGTATTCTGACAAACCATCCACAACTATCGTCGGTGCCATCCTTTTCAGGATCTACGTGCCAGATGGTGATTAATGGGCTTCTATAATGCCCGTTCTTTTTCTTTTTTGCGCCCAGGTATATTTCATGAGCTACTGTCATTGGATCGTGCATGTTTATTGCTTTGGTTTATTGTTGAAACTCAGGCAATTTACCTAAGTAGTAATGCCGGTCGTTTATTGTGGCAAAAGTCATGTAGTAATAAATATCGTTCTTACTATAGTCTGCTTCGCCCATCTGAAGAAATTCCCGGCTACAATATTGAGGTGCGACAATTTCCCCGCAGTGCATTCTAAGTTCCTCGTCAACCTCGTCCAATGGTTGCAGATATTCATCCAGTTGCTTGTCAGGGAATTTAGCTTCCCATTGCTTCAATGTCTTTTTCATTCATTATCCTCCTTTTTGTTTGTGGTTCTTTTAGACTGTCTTACATTATACCACTTTATCACATTCTTAATAGATTGCGGGTGATTATAGCCTAATATAGAGGCGATGCTCCTAAGTGTATGACCTTGATTTTGCAGCTGAATTGCTTTTATAGCGATCTGATCCCTCAGCTCATCTTCTGTGACAAGCGGTATATTATTTTGTTTTAAGAACTCTGTCCAGCTTTTTTCTTGTGACCAACCCAGCATTGACGCGCCAATACTATAACCATGGTCATGAGCCTCTTTTAGTAGCTCCTTCATTGATTTATCCATTATCTACCTCCTTTTCAATGAAGTATTCGCCCTTTTCAAATGCCCATTGAGTATGTTCTAATACCCAATCGCATTCATTCCAGTAATCCCCATTAGGCATAGTAATCTTAACTTCCAACCTCTTGTTATCGTAAATTTTGACCACCTCAAATGAGCTACCTTCCATGTGGATGTTGCAAAACTTCAATCCGGACTTAATTTCGATGGCTTTCTTGTCTGCCTCCTTTTCCTCTGACCCTGGCTTTTGTTGTTTGAAAATATCATATAATTCGGCGGTAGAATATCGTAACTCATCTTCTCCGTAAACCCATTTTTCACAAATAGGGTCATATCCCTTTGCGCTATGTTTAATCCAATCTGCAAAAGCAATCGCCACCTTAGCCGATTCGAGCGCAGGAACAGCATTCTTCAACGCTGCCTCCATCTTACCGGCCCTTTCTTTCAGCTGGTCATAATCCTTGCAACGGTTCAATACAAAGTCAGTGCAACTATGACCAAGTTTTATGTCGCCGTGCTTTTGCGCGTAATCCAGTACCGGGCTCATTACCGATATGGCTTCTTTCTTCCATCGGCGAAGCTGTTCCAGTTCAGCCTGTAAGTCTGTTGCTCCGCTTTCATCCAGCCATTCGACATCTTCAAGTTCTTGTGGTGATCTGTTACCATCGTAATCAACTCCCACAGCCCCAAATGGGAAATTGAAATAGTAATCATATAAGAAATCCCCGCTATAACATTTCCCTTTGTATTTTAATGGCAAATCGCGCATTTTGCCTGCTGGCATTCTTTCAGACGCCTTCACCCACACTGCTGAATGGGCTTTTAATTCATCGTACTTTTGCTTCCATATTGCCCAGGCAGTGGCACCGGCTACGTACCCATTACATTTGTCATGATTGTAAAATTGTCTGCCCCCATCATAGGGAACAACAAAGCCATACTTTTCAGCTTCCTGATTTATTTGGTTTGTAATTTCTTCTGGTAGCTGCACATCGGCAGGGGTATTGTTATTGTTCATTGCTTCGCTTTTGCATGTTTTAAATTCAAATTCGCTTTCGAGTAATATATCAGTTTGGCGCTCTGTTGGCATCTGAATTATTTTTGTTTATATAAGATTCGTTAAACCAGTAAATCAGCTTTTGTGATTTTAAAAGTCTTTTTAGTTGGGTAATACATTTGTGGGATCTTTTCATTTATAGCTATGAAATCAATAGAGTCGGAAATAATCTTATGAATTTTATCATATTCGTTTCCTTCTTCTGAAAATCTTTCCTCATTGATTCGATCCATAATCCAATCAACTGATAGTGTTACTAATGGTTCTAAAGAAGATTCATGCACAGTTATTTCCCAATCTTCCGGTAATTCTGGTATATCATCTTCATCAATATCTAAATCCATAAGGAGGTCACCAATTTCTGAATAAAAGTTATCTTCATAAAAAAAGTTTTCCATTTTTTATATTTTTTCTATTAGAGCATATTGTTTTGTTACGTTTCAAGCAAACTATTATACAGGGCTAGCACTTTTTCTTGGGTGGTCTTGCCTATTTCAAATCTATCTCCCCGGCCATTCAAAACTGCATACACTACTGTCTTTGTGACATTTAATATCTTTTGTATTTCTTTAATAGCCTTTTTTACTTCAGGTGGATTTTTATTTGTCGTTGTGTTATAGGTAGTCATGGCTTTATCAATAGGCCACTTCTGAAGTCTTTGTTTTAACACATACGACTTTATACCCAGTTGTTTGGCCCACTCCCATCTGGTTTTGGTTACCCCTTTATATTCAATAACCTCCATATTACTTCTGTTCAACATCTGTTCTTCATTAGTAGCCCATCTACAATTACCTGGCTCATAGTCACCTTTACTATCTGGATATCTGTCTATTGAATGTTTTAGCGTGGGCTTTGGCCCCATGTCAGTCAAAAAGTTAGGAAAGCTATACCGCCACCTATCACATACTGAAATACCTTTTGCTCCATACTTTTTAAATGAAGGGTCAATCTCGTAATAACATCTTCTAATCATACCAGCCCAGCATTTGTATTCAGGGGACCGGGATACAGGAGGATTATTTTTGAACCCCTTTAGTTTCATTCTTTTAGAAACACATTCACTTTGATAGCATCCACAGGACTTAGTGAAGCCGCGCCTTAAACTATTGGTCAATACTTCCTTAATATTCCCGCATTCACATACACATAACCACGCTGGCCGACCAGCCTTTCGAGTTAAGCTTATGGCCGTTAGCCTGCCGAAACATTTACCGGTTAAATCTGTATGAGGTTTACTCATGGTTGTGCTCCTTTTGTTGATTATACCATTGAACGCCTTCAAATAAATTATCAAAAGCCCTTTCAATGATGTTATAAAGAATTGAGCGCCCAATAATTTCTTTTAATTCAGAATGCTCAAATTGTTGTTTGGGAGTAGTAAATTTCAGATCCACAAACCTATGCCATACCGGCATCAACCATGACCAGTCTGAATGATATTCTAAATAGGTCAAAGGATCAGGAATATCTGAGAACAAAAAACACCAAAGTACAGTACCCTCTTTATATCCATGTAGGCCGCCTTCTGGGATGATTTGCTTTACGCCGCCCATAAACACAGCTATTACTTCATTCTTTTGCTCCGTTGTTAATTTACTCATGGCTTCTCCCTCCAATGTGTTGGTGTGTAATAAACGTACATGCTGCCATCAGGGAAGTACCATAATTTGCCAACCAGCTTTAAGTCTTGTATCATGCCAGATGGCGATTTTGTTTCAACTACAAAGTGTTGTTCTGGCAACTTTTGGCCTGTACTTATCCATTTATTTTCTTTCATCCCTTCTTCAATTTATATGTCAGCACCTCTAAGGGTGCTTTAATTACTTTTTTCTTGTCATCGAGGTATAATTCTTCGCCTGTCCACCAGCGAACGACAAACCCCGGTTTGGTGTGTAAGATTGCTGGGCCATTGTCGTAGTAGACAATAAGGGTGGCGCGGAGCGTGTCAGGATTTGTGCGCATAGGCATAAGCCGTATAACGGAATCGGTTGTTGCAATTATTGGGTATTTTGATGCGCTAGTGGTCTGACAAAAGCAATCCAGCGAACCGCTGAACAGCCAGAGTAGAAGGAGTTTTTTCATGATGTTTTTATTCAGTTATATAATCAGGTTTACCGGTTGTTACTTTTTATATTCTTCAAACGTTTCAGGCTTCCACGATGTTGATGGTATGCCGTTTATTTTGAATGTGGATATTTTTGGCTGCACATAAATATCCGGACACAGTCTACTCCAATGGCCTGCCATATATTCAACGTCTGATATAAATGCTTTTTCTCCCTTCGTGTGCATGATGTACCCACCTATGCTAATTATGTCACTGGCGAATGTGACCTCTTTGTAAATCAAATCATGGAAGTCGCTTCTTTCTTCCGAAGCCTTTAATAATAGTCTCATAAATAGTTTGGTTTACCAGTAGTTAATCTGTTTCTTCGGCGTTAAGATCCATTGCAAAAGCAGCCCAGTATTCATCCCGCGTAATCTCTTTGTCGATGAACTTTTGCCGCCAGATGTTTCGCCAGCGGAAGTACATCTTATTCGCCAACAGCTGCCAGTTATCGAATCTGCGATCATGCAACCGGCTCGGCTTTTTCTCAACACTCACATGGCCGGTTTCCCACACGTATATCAGGCCGTATCGTTTGTCAACTTCATCTTTCTTTATCAGGTCTTTCGGGCATACATAGTAGAAATAATTCGCGCCTTTGTCCGATTGGTGCTTCTCTTTTTTGGCGTCGTTGAAGTAGTCTGACCGACTTATCTTTATTTCGAACTCTTTTGCCGTACCTCCAACATCCAGCGCCCAGTAATCCGACTCCCAGCCATAGATAAAAGCATTGGGCACCTGGTAGGGATATTCCCGATTGTCGATCCATGCGGCCAGTTCCTTTATGATGTCCTTTTCTGTCATAGGTATGAAGGTTTACCAGTAGTAGATAATACTTTCCAATTGCAGCTAAACACCCACTCGTTGTTATTCCAGGAGTCGGGGCCGTGGCGCTGTTTCCAAAGTGTTTTGAAACTTTCTTTAGGCTTTACATTGAATTGCCCATATTTGTAATCTCGATACCATACACCTACTGGACTCCCGCCGTAACCGTGATGAAACTTCTCAATGCCCTCTGCCTTTGCTTCTTCTTCAGTAATATCCTGTACTCTTTTACAAACTTGGCCTACATTTTCCAGCCATATACGGGAGGCTTCGCGGGGCATGGTGACGGGGGAGCGCCATGAAACGTCATTGTGTCCAATATCATGGGATGAATAGCAATACTCGTAGGGGATTATATCATACTCGCCCTTACATTGTGACACATATATTTCGTCCCGGCCATCCGGTTTTTCACCGGCTGCAATACGCCCGATACAATGTTTTTCTTTTACATACAGAATGCTTCCCATTCTTTTAAATCTGGCTACTGTTACTTCGCCCCCATCTTTTGTAAGTAGAATTGGGTCAATCAGTTTGTCCACCCAGTACATACCATCTTCTGGCGGCATTCCTGTTTGCCATTCACTATCACCTGCAAAACCAAACGGTGATTTAAGATTGTATGAATGAAAGCTATCTACATCAGACTGAACATGGTAACGCCATTCTTGACGATCTCCATTTCGCCACAGGTAAGGATGTTTTGAAAGGCCCCAATCCATTATGTTAGTTCCGAAATGGTCATGGTTAGGCACAGGAGCAGGCACCGTATGCCTTGTCTTTCTTCCTTCAATAATAGCCTTTACATCGTCTGTGGAGAGTGTTAGGGGTATTGCTTTCATTAGTATTCAATTTTATCAGACCACGAAATAATTTGGCCGGAGAATTCAGCCCCCCTTTTCTTTGGATGTACGGCGAACCAGTTAATAAAGTCCTCCGCTTCAAGTCCATCTCTCCTGGATATGATTGATATTGATGCGCTAACAGCATCGAATGCGCCAGACCCTACACCAGGTATCTGCCATATCAATTCACCATCTACAGCATGTATGTTGAACTGCCACACCTTCTTAACCTCTACCTGCGCAAACTCGATCTGCTTACTTCGGTATGGCTTATCCGACCATATACGCAGGCTGGCCATGTCACCGTCCTTCCAGCGATTACCGGTGCGGATGGTGTGCCACTTTGGTTGATATAGGTATTCATTCCGTTGAAAGTTTAATATCTCTTCTTTTAGCAAGTCGGTGTTCAATATGCTTACTTCCGGGCATGCCCATATCTTTTCAACAAAGTGGGTATGTTGGCCGGTCTTAGGGTGGCCTTTCGGAAATTGACGGCTGAATGGTAGTACTTTCATACTGTTTTGTTTTGAGGTCTGTTTCCGTTACATTTATTTGCAACTTCAATTAACCATTTCGCTAATGCTATTGGCGTATGTTCTCGTTCAGCCCTGGTAATTTCCTTTCTATTGTCGTTCACCCTTCCAAATCTGTTTTTCTTATTTAATCCAACCACATGTGTTACTGCATCAAACCTAAGCGGAATAGGAGGTAATTCAGATTCTGCACATCCGCATATGTATAACAGTGTTTTCTTCCTTGCTTTATGACCAAACCAAAACTGATCAATGCAAATACTATAGCCCCCATATCGATCTTTCATACCTGTTTTTGGAAGCTTCAGAAATGGCCATAATCGACTTGCTGCCGGGTGCTCCAATACTCCACCATATTTACGAATCCATTCAATTGATTTTATTGCAAGTTCCTTCTCTCCCTCTCGCGGCTTTGCAAAGTGAACCAGCTTACCCCAGGCCCTACAGGGCGGATGTGCTATGACCGGATTGCCGCCGGGCCATTTTGTCGCATCCCTTTCTATATCCCAACAATCAATCCCTAATGCCTTATAGACACTATCCTTTCGGACAAACAAAGCTGATATGAGCGGCATTTGGTTCACGATTAATATTTCCTTTTACAATCCGGTCTTATAAATTGATATTTCTCTCCATACCACCAGGCGCTGCCAAACTTGATATGCTGCCTGTCTACGAACACGCCATGCTGATTTAATACGCTATAAGTTCTAAGCACTACATTATGCTCTCTTCTTTCCCGGGTGATACCGCAACGAATGCAGGTGTTGTTGGTCCAGCGGTGGCGGGTCATAATCCAATTACTTTTACTGTTTTTAATCTCTATAGCCCCAATCTTTTCTTATATTGGTTATGTTCCTTTTTCTATTAAAATTTATGCTGCCATAAAATTTTTTATTAGCTTTAGGCGACTTATACTTTTCCTTCATCTCTGGCAGCTCTTCCTGAACGGTAAGCTGTTGAAATTTCTTTCCATACAACTTTTTCCATTTTTCTATAATGGCTTCTTTTTTTGCTTCGCAAGAGAATTGTTGTTGTGCAACAAGGTCCTTTCCGTTCTTGAGATATACATACCGGATACTCATATAATCGGTTTTTACAGCCTGCCACGATTGCCATGTTTTTTCACCCTTCCTATACCCGCCTACCTATACAGCCTTTTTTATTAAAAAATCAACTAATTACTCTATTTGTATAGAAATGATGGCTATCGTGGATTTGATTATAAATTGTTAGTTATCAATATTGGTTTTAGCCGTGAAAGCGTAAAAACTCATAATGGATGGCCTCGATAAATCACGGATTCGCTTTTTTCACAGTGATTTCAATTCCGCGATTAAGCCCGGAAACTCTTTTTTTGACCACGATATGAGGGACAGGCATAATCATTTCAACAGAATCATGGATGCCCCCTGAGAACCTTTTTGCGCTAAAAAACTTCTTTTCTGTACCGGAAGAATTCAGAAAATCTTCATGCAATTGGGTAAAGATTGCAGGCTCAAACGCCCGCTCCTTAATCCAGTCATCAAACCACTCAATGAACTCATCACCGTATTTCAACCTGATGTGCTTGCGCCGGACTTTAAGTGTTGAACCGGTTTCCAGGATGCCGGCCGACATATAGCCTTTGCAGCACTCAAACATGAAGTTGTAGAACAGGCCCCACTGGGTTAGATCCCAATCCGTGAACAGGTTATGCCCGAAATGCATAACCGGAGTGTTCTCAGCGCCGAAGAACCCGGCAAACTCGAAAGTCTTTTGCCTGCGCCGGGCGTGGGCGCCATTGTTGATAATGGTGTAGTTGGTCGTGAAAACGATTTTAGGGCTGTCTTTATACGGTATGAACAGTTCGTCCTTGTTCTTCTTTTCAACGGTAATACCCTCGGTAATGATGCTATAGAAGCCCTCAAAGTCGACATTCTTGCGAGTATCCTCGATGGCAATAAGCTTGGTATCCAGGCCCACCCGCTGAAATGCGAAGTTTTTGTCCAGTTTGAAGTTCTTGCCATCCACTCGTTCGGTGTTTACGAGCTTTGATATGGCGGTCAGGAAGATGCCTTTGCCGGTCCCGCCGCCTTTGCTTTCGTTATCATTTTCTTCAGCCAGGATCACGCAATAGGGCTTTGCCGGATCCTTATATTTGTGCAGCAGATAACCGATCAGGGTGCATGCGTACTTAAATTTATCTTCATCATTGCCGCTTATACAGTTAATGAACTCGCCATACTCGGGCGCTTTATCGGCTATATCCGGATCGATCTTTATTTCAAAGTCAATGATCTGGGTTTTCCAGACAACGCGGTTAACCTCGGCGTAGCTCACTACAGATATATTGTCAGCGGTTATTTTAACAACACCATTTTTGAAAGGGAAAAAAGCGGTGTCCACTTCGTCGGCCAGTAAGTTATATTCTCCGCGGGGCAGGAACTCCAACAATCCATTGCTGAAAAACTGATCATGCGATTTCAATATCAGGCCTTTAAGGTCATCAGGAGTAATGCCCCCATCGAAAGTATCAGGCAACCGGTCAATGTACTCGATGACAAATTTCTTCATATATTCACTGCTGGCTTCCTGAAGGAACCCGTCTTTGCATTGTACTATCCGGTATATGGTACTGTTTTTGTCATAGTAAAAAAGCGCAAAGCCGCCATGCTGGTGCAGAAAGTCGATCAGCCGGCCGCGGTTGATCACCGCCTGGTTCTTGTCGTTCACATCCCAAAAAGTACATACCCGTTCTCCCCAGATCTTCGACAGATTAGCGATCATCTCTTTTGCCTCTGTTTCGCTTTTCTTTAGATCGACGATAGCATAGTTCACCAGCTGTTCATCGGTCAGTCCTTCCCGCTTCTTTTTGAAGATATTGCGCTCTTCCTTTTCACCGTAGAATACCCGCTTTTCACCGTAGCCAGCAGTCAATAATTTTTTAGCCGCCTGGCTGCTATCACCTTTGCATTCCAGTATTTTGAATACCCCATAGTGTGTGTAAGCATGCCCGACCTCAAATTCGCTGCTTGTGGTAAAGGATTTGAATAACCGTTTTTCATGGTGGTAGTCTGCGCTGATCCCCTTGCTTTTGCCCGGCCGCCGGAAGTAAGTGCGGGCAGATGTTTGTCTCACAGCTACCCATCCATGCTGCATGAGCAGACCGATAATATCCCCCCGGTTATTATAGTCATCCCAGGGCGTGGTAAAAAACTCCTTCGTTGAGTTGTTGATAATATACTCCCGCTTTGGCGGCTCAACCACTTCGTTATAAGATCGGGCAAGCTCAACTAAAATATCGCGCTGATCTGCCGTTATTGTTGGAATAGCCTTGCCCTGGGTGATCTTATAACCTTCACTCGGCGGCGCCACGACATATCCCCCCTGGCCGCGGGTTTCAATAAGTACCCTGATTTTATCAGAAGGGTTCTGCGCAAGCTCATCGGCCGACGCCGGCCGTTGCGCCAATTTTTGATTGCCTTCAATTTTTTCACAGTGATAATATAGATGATAGCCACCGGACCTGGTTTGAATGATCAACAATGCATTGCGTAGGTCCGGATCATTATCAGCAATGTCCTGCAGGTAGTTTTCAAACAGTTTACCGGTAAGGTCGTACTTCGTATCAATGTCGATTACTTCCAGGTTGCCGGATGACTTGCCGCAGACAACGGACAATGTTTTTGCGTAAGGGAGTTCAAAGCCTTGTTCTGCTTCTTCTATGGTGATAAGTGACTGCTGGTATTTTTTCCATTCGAAACATGGTATTTTGTTTTCGTTGGTCGGGATAACACAAATGCCTTTATTAATATACTCGTAGGCAGCTATTAGTAATCGGTTCTTCATCTTAGTTTCTCAAGTTCTTTAAGGTCAGTTACTACAAATGTTTTGAAGCCCTGTTCCTGTAGTTTTCGGATACGGTAGAATTGAAGTTCCTCGGGGCGTTTGCCGGGTTGCTTCCATTCAATAAAGTAAGCTGTGGTCTTTCGGAGGATTAAAGTATCAGGTATTCCATTTGTGTTTGTCTGAATAAGGTGGATCACCATCCAACCCCATGATTCAAGAAGCTTTGTTCCTTTGCGTTTAATTTCGCTTTCAAGCATCAGGCCGGTTGTTTTTTGATCTGATAGTCCTTTTTAAAATGCGTTAGGGTGTAATCTTTCTTATTGAGTACAGTATTGTAAATCTTTTCCTCAATGCCTCCCTCACTGAATATCCAGTAGATAACCGCTTCTTTACTCCTGTTTTTATCTTGCAATCTTTCACGGGCCTGCCAGTAGCTAACGGCAGCGTAATCAATGTTTAAAAACACCAGGCAATCTGCGGTAGCCAGGTTAACTCCTTCACGTCCACTCTGTATCTGGCTGTAGAATGTTTTATCACTGTACTGGTTAAATTCGTCGGGATCTTCTGTAAGACGATCTGCACCAAATACGCTGATAAGCATTATTCTTTCAGCTTGAAACTTGTAGAATACCCCGATCTTCTTGCCTACAAAGTGCTCTTTGATAAACTTGGCTTTACTATTGTCGAACACAATAGCAGATTTATTTTCGGTTAACACCGTCCCTGAATACATCTGGTGCATTTTGTTCATCAACTTAACCTCAGTATCAGCTAATATTTCCTGCCCATCCTTGCCAACATAAACCCGGTGTTTCCGCAGGTATTCCGTCAACCAATAAGTACCACGCTGCATTTGAACTTTCAAAACCTTCTCTTCAATCACCTGGTTAAAGCCGGCTTCCTCCTGTGTGTAACTGATAAATAAATGCTTTGTCATGCTTTCAATCTTATCCTTATCAGCATGGCTATAGTCATTGATCTCCCGGTTATAGAAGTACTTTTTTTTGACCGTTACATAATCCTTAGCCCATTTGTAAAAGTTTGAATATTCCTTAAACGGGCTGAATGAACTGATATAAAACTGATGGAACAATTGGCTGTATCCTTCCGGAGATGGGGTGCCGGATAAATAAATGATCGGTTTATCCATGCATAATTTCCGTAACTCTTTGGTTCGTTCAGCTGCCGTTGGGAACTGGCCCAGCCCGTGGGCTTCATCAAGTATCACCAGGTCGAACAGGTAATCAGGCGAAAGATTGTAAATCTGCTCATAGTTCGTGCAGATCAGTTTAAATGTCGGATTAAGGTTGTCATAGTCAGATTTTACGCTGCTGATCGCTTTCTTTTTTGTAAGAAACAATACCCACTTGGCGCCATATTTATCAGCAGCAGATAAGGCGGTTAATGTTTTCCCTGTTCGTGGCTGCATTGATAGGTAGCAGATTTTAAGAACAGCAAGCATTTTAGCCGCATCTGTACTTATGCTTTCCTGGTAGTCTCGTAGTTGCATTAGAACGGGCCCTCCTCAGGATCGGCTGCAACTTCGGCTCCTTCCTGCTCACCTTCACCGGCGTTTTGATTAAATAAATTATTTTCTTCATTTATCATGTTCCAGTCAAATGTTGTCATCTGCTCAATGCCTACCAGGGTATTACTGTCTTTGCGAATAATTGTCTTTTTGCCATTAGCTGGCTGATTCAGAATTACTTCACACTCAACCTCCCGGTGCTCGTAACCATCGGCTACCTTAAATGAAAGGTTATTGCAGGCCGCTTTCGCTTCATTGATCTTGGCGGTCCATTGGCTAGTAACAGACTTCTTTTCTTCTGTAAGAGATACAACCTTTTTTGTCTCATTGGCTAATTGTACAGATAGATCATGAATCTCAACGGCTGTAAAATCGTAACGGAGTGTGCGTTTTTCGGTGGTGTTCATTTACTGATATTGTTTGATGAAAAATAAAATGGTGTCATTTTATTTCCATAGTGTTGGCAACGGATTTTATTTCGGTCATGAGGTCTAAAAAATCCCTGATAGTATAATCAGCGTTTTCTTTTATCATTGAATCTATCAGGGATATTTGTTCGTCGAGGGTCATCAGTTAAAAAGGGGCATCTTCCATATTTTCGTCAGGTTCATTTTCACCGGCGGCCGCCGCAGCGCCTTTAGGTAGCTTCGGAACAATCTCGGTATTGACCATATTCTCAAGGAACTCCATAATGTCGCTATCATCCCATGTTTCCTTTCCTTTTACCTTGATCTTTTTAAGATCAGGAATACCGTTAGGGTTGTCCTTTGTATAGTACCATTTTACAGGTACACCATGCTGGGTAATGAACAGTGATGTTTTATTTTTATCGCCTTCCTTTTTCAGGTTAGGCGTAATCACCACATCGTTATTTAGGTCGATGTTTGGTAACATTTTTAAAAATGCAGCCGAGTAACCCGAAGAATAATTCATCTGCAGGATGGCATCCCCATCTTCATCGGTTAATGTTACGTTCCAGAACTTACCGAAGTCGGCATGATCGCGAACGGCTATGCCTGTTATGCGGCCTTTCCAGCCTTTGTAATATTCCTCGTGAACGGTTTTCCCATTCTTATTAACCCGCTCTTTTGAAGTGGCAGTAGGACTAAGAACCCTCTTACAAATTTGGCCGTTACTAATTGTTAGATAGATGGCATTGTTTGCTATAATTGCGCCCATAATTGTTGTTTTTTAATTGTATGTTAAAAAATTGGTTATTTGATTTGATGACTAAGCTGATAAGACAACTCGCTCGGCTTCATCTGGCCTCGCTCCGCTTTCCATAATTGATGCGTAGCCTGGAATAGCGGCCAATCCTTGCCGATCTCGTCAGCTTTACGCTCGATCAGTTGCCAGCCCTTGCCCTGGACAGAGCCCGCCTTTCCATCTGTCCGGGTATTGGCATTAAGCCATAAAATTCCATAGCCTTCAATTTTTAGGTCAGGCTGTACTTCTTCCAATAGCTTCCTGTAGGCAGCCATTTGCAGCCAATAGTGATCGTACAGGCTATTAGAAGTCTTTATGTCAAGGATCAGTAACCGGCCATTAAACTCTACCACCCGGTCAAGGGTGCCAGCAAACCCAAGATTATCGCTTATAAGGTTAAGCTCTGAGTGAATGATATTAATCGGAAAACGGCGCCGGAATTCGACGTATCGCTCAAACATTGACCATTCAAGCAATTTGTACTCAATATTGCCTGCTTCGTTAATGAGCGCCACTTCTTCACCGGCATCGTATCGCTCTGTAAGTTTGTGAACGGTAGATCCACGGTCACCGGCTTCATCCCGGATACTGTCGGCATCTTCGCCAACCTTTTTTAACCACTCATAAAACCCTGCAGACTTAGGATAGCAATCCAGTATAGTTGTAACCGATGGAACATAGTTGCCCAGTTCAGTGAGATAGAACCTGGTATCAAGGAAAGTGATCTGCCGGGATGTGAAGTCAATCCGGTAGTTCTTTGAGTGGAGCTGGGTTATTACTGCAGACATAAAAGTATTTTTAAAGGGTTACGAATTAACTTCCATCAAACCAACCGCGGCATCGAGTTTCGCCTTTGCTTTGGCATATGCTGATTCAAACTCTTCTTTGGTGCATGGCTCTCCCAGTTGTAATAGGGTTTCGATTTCCTCTGAATAGTGTTTCCCATCCTCAGGAGACCATATGCTAATCATCCTTTTTCTAACTGTGATTATCTGCCCAGCTTCATTGATATAATGAATATTATCAAGGTAGTCCTTGTAAAACGCAGGGGTCTTTAACTCAACGGTTTCCTCTACTTGTTTTTTGATAGTTAATTGCATAACTTTATGCTTCGTTTAGATGTGTTTTTAAAGTGGCCCGGCTCCTAACCGGGCCTTTGTTTGGTTATCACTTATCCTTCAACACCGCCTTCTTCGGCATCTTGAGTTGCTTCCATTGCCTGGTCCTGTGCTGCACTTTCCTGTGCATTAGTGGCTTGCTCGTTAACTGCGTCGGACTTCAATTCGTCAGGTTGCTTTGTGTTTGGTTCCATTGTATTTGTAACGCTGTCCTTTACAGCGGGGTTAACATCATGGACGTTACCGATGATCTCTATGTCTTCAATTTGATAGTAGTAAGCGGGGGTGTTGAAGTGAGCCGGGTTGCACCACATGAACTGATAAAGCACACCATTGTCCCTGGTATATCCGCTTTGCATATCCTTTCCGAATATTTTGAATCCACCGTCTCTCCAATACACCGAGTCGATCGTTTCGAAACCATATACTCCATCTTTATCTTTCTGCTCTTTTTGAAAGCCGCGCAAGGTGTCTCCCTCGTATATGTCTATTACATTTTTATCCTTAAGGCCCGTGAACTGACCGACTGTTTCCGGAATGACTTCTGCCATGTAACACTCATAATCATCGCGTTTGATATGGCCGGTAACACCAAATAATATAAATGCCTCTTCTTTCGATGTTGATACGTAACTACCAACTACCCATTCGCCGTTATCTTTCCGCTTCCCTCTGAATTTTATTTCACGCATAATTTTTATTTTTAAGCCGCAATAGGCGACGATGTTAACTAAATCTCCTTTTCGCTTATCATGTTCAACGCCTCTATCACTTCAGCAACAGTTAAGTCTTTCACACAGCTGAACTTCTTAAGCAACCGCATCGAGTGCGTAATCTGCCAGCGGGTATGTGCATCGCCCGCCAGTATTGCCTGCGCCAGTCGCATTGCGTTGCCATCGGCGGGCAGTGAAAGAAAGGCCTGTTTCTGTTGCTTTGTCATGATGAATGATTTTTAAAGAACCCCGGCCCGATCTGCCGGGGCAACCCTGTACCTTTTATACTGTAAGTAAACCTAAGAGCATTTTTAAAGGAGCTGGCTGTAGACACAGCCGGCTTAAACGATTGCATAGCCATATGAAAAGAGATCAATTCGATGTTATTCCCGCTAATAGCGACCCTTCCAGTGCATTTTCACGCTTACATATTGTCTCCATCAACCTGGTATAGTACCGGGAACGATCACCGCGCGATATAGGCTCTCTGAATTGTTTTGAATAGAAGTCATCGACAACATTCTTCAGTTGTTCCAATTCTTCGAATGTCAAGCATGTCTGAATGTTAGCACGAAGGAAGGTGTAGTAGTCGCTGGCAAGCCAGAACTTTTCCTTTGGCTTTTCCTTTTTGAATGGGTGGGTGCCTAAAAACAAGGCTATAGCGATAATAAGCACTGTGCCTATTGCTACATGTGTGTAGAATGCAGGGTTCATGGTATGTATGATTTAAGAGTTTAAAGTCATTAGGTTTTCAAAGCATTGTTGTCCGAGTATATCGAGCATTATGCCCTCGCTGTCCTGCGCCTGGCTTTTAAGGTTTGTCACAAGCCGGCGAAAACTGTCTACATTTGGGTTCTTTACTACATTACTAATAGCCAAACCCCATATACTTTCTACGTCTACTTGCTGAAGGCATTTAAAGAACTGCCTTTCTTGTTCGGATAATGATTCAATGAAGTTCATTCGAGAGGGTTTAGGGATTTAGCGGAGCCAAGGCGCGCAGATTAACGCCCCGGATTTATAATATCATCCACTTGCTTAAGTGCGCCATTTGTAACAAGAAGCCGCTTCAGCATGATCAATTTCCCTTTTAACAGTGCAACATCTTCAAGCATTTGCTTTTTCTGTTGATCTTCTTTGAGCCTTCTTTTTGCATGTTCGGCTTCTAATTTCGCTTTAGCTTCGGGGTCGTCTTTGGCAATTATGCCAGTAAAAAGCGAAACCATAAATTCACCGGCCTGCCCTTTGTTAGGCAATTCATCCAAACCAGAAACGATCAAATCAAAATCCTGCTCAGTAAGCTGTAAGTCTTGTAAATTCATATTGTAAATTGTTAGGTGTTAAAAAGAAGCCGGGCAGTACGGATTTACTTGAACCGGCTATAGAGACCGTCCAACTGAAATTATTTTACTGGAACCAAATATTTTTCTTCGAACTCTTCGGTTACGAGTTCGGTTTCGTCTATATCTGAAAGAGGGGCATACCGCCATGCTGAGTACATGAAATAGTCACCGAACTCAACGAATTTGTAAGAGTAAATCCCTCCCCAGTCGCCTTCCCATGACACTGTAAGAATGTCTCCCTCTCTTGGTTCGGGGCCAGCAAATTGAGGATTACCTCTGTCCTTGCTGTTAATACATATGACTTTTTTCATTGCAAAGCGTTTTTGGGTTTATAAATTATTCGTAACTCGACCTTAACCACTTCCTTGCCCTTCATCGCCGACTGAATCTTTGCCATAAGAGGCAGCTTATGCGTTATAATGATACTGTTTGCACAGCTTAACCAGGTCTGCATACTCGATACGGACTTTAACTGGTAGGTCATGAGCTTTCCATCCGCCAGCACTTTGCAGTCGGCAACCAATCTGAACTGCTTCCTGAACGCTTCCATAGCCTCGTCCTGCGGCTGAATTACGTGTACTAGGTTTGTTACTGTCAGATGCATATAAGTGGGTTTAAAGAGGTTCAGAGGTAAGGGAGGCGGATTCGGGTGGTTTTTCAATAATGCTTTGCTGGCTTCAAAATCTTTGCACGTAGATCCGCTTTCGCTTTAATTGCTATGTCGCTCAAGCCGGCTTCGGTTGATGTAGATACATCAGCCTCTAACAGCTTCCTTGTTTGTTGGCACTCGTAGGCTGCCGTTGAGAAAAGAGCTTCCAATGTCTTAAGCTTATCTAGTATCTTTTGTTTGTCGGTCACTGGTCTAAGTGTTTTTTGGTCGGATGAGGGTATTGCAAATACGGAGATTGGGTATTTTCTTTGTGGCTACTTTGTAATAATTGCGGGTTCAGCTTTCCCTTCTTCCAATATCTCATCAACCGCTAATCCAGTTTCCTCTTTAATAATAGCTGTAGATGATGGAGCAGTTAAGCGCACATCGCCGTCCTTAATCCACCTTTTTATTGTAAAGACCGAACAATCAAACTCTAATGCCAGCAGGTTTTGAAGCCTGGGGCTACCATTAATCGCCGCCTTTGCCTTGTCCGTAAGTTTCATACTTAGTATATTTGTTAAGCATATTTGCAACACAAATATACCACACAAACAACAATAAACAACACTTAACAACAGGTTTAGATAAATTTCAAACAACAATAAACAACATTAGAAAAAATCTAATGACAAACTGGGGACTAAAAAAAATTATCGAACAAATTCAGAAAGATGAGGGTATAGACCTCACTGAAATAGCTGCCAGAGCTGAGATAGATAGAAGTTATCTTAGTTCATTTATCCATAATAAAAGGGAAAAGCCAGCCAGGGATTCTTATGTAGGTAAGATTTCTAAGCACTTTCCAAGGCATTTTAAACAACATAAAACAACAGACAAAGAAGGCAAAGGTGACATAGAAACTAGTTTAAGAGAGATCCGGGAACTTGCAATTGCAATATTAACTGGTCAATCGGCTGGACACGAGGTAATAATGGGGGCGCTTGACAGATTGGAAGAAAACCCTGAAGGCTCGCTTTCCGCAGCAGCGGACAAATTAGCATTACAACTTGCTCAGAGGATGAAAGCGATTCAAAGGGGCACTGATGGAGAAACTCACATGAAAGGCAGGTGATGGGTTTTAAGAAAATAGAGTTCATGGAAGCAAATGTTATTTGTTAATGGTACGCCGGAAGTTGGTTTGTCTGATAAGAAAAGAGAAAAAGGGCGCGGCCTTCGTGAAGCGATCAGGCCCTAGGAAGCCCTTAAGCAGCACTACAAGCACGCGCCTTATCGGCGCCCTGTAGTCGACTTTGCTTAATTGAATTTCCTAGGTTCGATCGCCAAGTGACTAAAGACCAATATTTTTTACCGGGAACCCGGTACGAAGGCCGCAAAAGTAATTTAAAAATGATTACCCTGGATGGAGTTTTTTGACAAGCATACAAATCGGTTTAAGTGAAAGGGGATATGAATTTACTATTTATTTATATTCCCCAGTGTGGGTAATAACGTTTATGTACAACCTTAATCAAATTTTAAGAAATATTGCCATACAAGTTTACATAGTTCCATTTAGTTATACCCGGTTAGTGGTATTGCATACATCTAAGATAGAACTAATTTGATACCATAACAACCAATGTTTGACACTTAATCACATAAAATAACCCCGATAATGAAACGATTATTTTTGCCCGTATTTATAACGCTATCCTTTTATTCGTACTCACAAGATTCTGCACTTATTTATGCAAAGGTTATAATAATAGATTCTACTGACAAAAGCGACATATATGATCGCGCTCTATTATGGTGTTCAAAGTCTTTCAATGAAAGCAAGGCAGCAATTAATGTAAAAGAAAAAGAGAGCGGTATAGTCGCCGGCAAGGCATCAATAACTAATATCTATAAAGTACCTGGCAAAAAAGATAGTATTGCGAGTTGGGTTTTTAGTGACTATGTTTTTGATTGGGCAATAGAAGTAAAAGATGGCAAAGCAAGGTTTACGGCAAAGAATGTTGCCTATCATGATGATTCCGGTAATCATCCAGTCTATATAAATAGTAAACCGCCCAATAAGGTTATGTTTCAGAAACCTGAGAAAACTCAAATTGAATGGGATATGTCAAAGAAGTATTTTATCGTTTATATGGACGGTTTAGCAGAAAGTCTTAAAGCCGATTTAACGCACAAGGATAATTGGTAATGGTGGTTAGCTCGGCGTATAAATCCAACCATTTGAAACCCCAACGGTAGACAGATATAGTGCAGTTCATAATGAGATTCCCCAACCCCTAAATTGCTCATATGAAAAAAGCACTTTTATTTTCTATTGCCCTAAATGTTTTAATTATTGGAATTGCAATTGGTAAGAGGATTTATTACCGCCAGCCTAAAGCAGGGAAGCCTACGATTGTTATGTACGGCGATTCGAGGATTGCAATGGGTGATTGGGCCGAAGGGCTAAAAAGGAATGATGTATATAATGCCGGCATTAGTGGAGCTACCACAGGGCTTTTACTGGATAGTTTAGATAGTAAAGTATTAGCGTTAAAGCCAAAGGTCTGTATTATTCAAGCTGGTATAAACGATACTCGTTCATTGGTGGCCCCCTTAACTACTTTAGACAATTGCAGCAAAATCATCGATCAGTTGAAAGCCAATAACATCCAGATTATCATTAACTCAATTATACCTATTTCAAAAGACCCGTTCCAATATGCAATTACAGATGAAAATATTATCAACCAGGTAGAGGAGCTTAACAAGCAACTTTACGTATTAGCTAAAAACAAAGGAGTGGAATATTTGGACCTGACCCCAAAACTGGCAGATGGGAAAAGAATCAAGCTTAAATATACTATCGATGGCGTCCATGTTTCGCCTGAGGGGTTTAAAGTATGGTGCGAGGCGATCAAGGGTATATTATCTGTTTATGATAATCAATCACATACACCGGTAACAAAACCGGTAACAGCACATTAAAAAACGACATAAAACGGCAATATTCAAAAAATTAAATGCCTGACAAACAATAGGTTAAAAAATCAAAACCCTGCTCCTGCTGACTACGGATCAAAAGGTTTCTGGTTTGAATCCAGACGGGGTCACGAAAGCCGAAATCCACGCCCACAGAGGGTTTCGGCTTCTTTTTTCTCTCCTTGTTTGTTGGCATTTAAGGGTCGCCGGTAACAAAAACGGTAACACTTAAATGACACGCTATGATTTCCCTCCGCAATGGCTGCAGTCGCAGCGAGATCACAGTTTATCCCGAACGTTGGAACATCGATCCTAACACCTTGCCTGCAAAGGATCGAGATGGTATTGTTGCCAAGATCCTGGCAACGGAATGGCGCGTTGTATACCGGTTCTACGACCCGGCTTTTAAGGGCACGGGCCTATGGGGTAAGCAGTTCGTCACAAAAGGAATGAACCGGTATAAGGGGCTCGGTGAGCGGCAGGACTATGCCCGATCTGCCGTGGAAGAATTAACCAACCTTCTGGACAACGAATTTTATAACCCCATCACCAAACGGTTTATCCTACCCAATTTTTCTGAGATCGATCATAATAGCCCGCTTTCTTATGCCCTGGCTGAAGCTCATAAAAAGCTGAAGTGCGCCAAAGGAACAAAGGATGATATTGGCCGAGCCCTGGTTCATATCCAGGCGGCCATCAATGAACTGAAGCTGGCCCGTACACCAGTCGGCGAGATCAAGATCCGGGAGTGTATTATTCTGTTGAATAAAGTCCGGGAAATGAAGCATAAGAAACGAGATGCCGACATTGCCGTGTTGAAAAATGCTTTTAAGGCAAAGAAGGTAGACAAGGTGAAGTTTGCCGCCGAGATGCGGAAGCTGGAGAAATACCGGTTTGGCGCCAGCAGCTTCAACCACTACCGATCATACCTAATTATGCTGTTCAATGTGATCGTTCCACTGGCCAATATGGCCGGCAACCCAGTCGAGAAAATCGGGAAGGAAAAGGAAATAAAGAAGATCCGCGACGTGCTTACTCCGGAGCAGCGTACCCTGGTAAACGATTATCTACACAAACACTATTATGAATATTGGCGATTCTTACAGATATTCTTCCACTCGGGCGGGCGTATCACTGAAATGCTACGGGTAGAGTTGGCGCACGTAGACCTGGCCAACCAGCGATTTAAGGCCCTTATTTTAAAAGGAACCAGCTACGAAGAAGTATGGAAGGTCATTAAAAACATTGCCCTGCCCTATTGGAAGGAAGCTGTCGAAGAAGCAAGGCTACTAAAGGCCAATGGCCAACCTGTTTACTTATTCAGTAAAAATCAAAAACCTGGCCTGGTAATGATTAACGAATCGCAGATCGGCCGACGCTGGCTGGAGCGAGTTAAATTCAAGGCCGCGCTGGGTAACGTTACGGCAGACTTCTACGCCCTCAAGCACCTGAACAGTACGGAAACCCGAACCCTTGCCGGCGCCGCCGCAGCCGCTGCCCAGAACAGCCACAAGTCAGAGGCCATGGTACGCAGTATCTATGACGTTAAAAGAGACGAACGGCAGGCCGATGAAATGAACAGGCTCAAAGAAGTTAATAATCCATTTGCATAAAAACACAACCGCCACCCATTACCAGGTGGCGGTCTTTTATTATTTCCTACCTTGCGCCCAAATGAGAGATCCGCGGTATGATACGATCAGGGGCCTGCTACAAGAAAAGGCAATCGAGAAATTTACGGATATTTTTAATTGGATTCCTTACACCGTCGTGGCCAACGATTTCGGTACCAATAACCAGCGCATCAAAAAGATGGTTGCCGATCCTTCTTTATGGACCCTGGGCGAAATATACAAGCTGGCGGACTTTATCGGATGCAACAAAAAGAAATTGGCAGAAATGGCAGTTGACCAGGTGGAAGATATGAATAAGGACTAATAAAAAAAACGGCAGTGGTTGACCTGCCGGCTGTCTGCTTCTGAAATTGGAGGGGGGGGGAAATTATTTGCTTTTTGGTTTAACTTTTCTGGCTTTTTTAGCAATGCCTTCCTTTGCCCTGCATTCGTTTAATATAATGGTAAATATTTGTTCTATCTCTACTTCAATCAATTGGGCGATTTTCTTTGTGTCACCATAAGTAAATCTGTGAGGTTCCTTTAAATACTTTTCGAAAGTTATATGGTGCATTCCTAAATCCTTGGTTAAAATAGTTTTCGGCAAGACATCTATAATGTCCTGGATAGTAACAATATGACCACTAATAATTAGCTTTCTTACGATATCGTATCGCTTGTCCTTTTCCATTTCCGGAAGATAAAGGGTAAATGATATTAAATATTTAAAAGCGTCAGGCTTTTACCTCAGAAACTATATTATGTAACCTTGTTTGTGCTAATATTCGACAGTGATAAAAAAGCAAAAGGCAAAAATATTTTCCTTTCTTTGCCGGAATGTACACAGAGAAGGAATTAAACGAACTGGAGCAATTTTTCAAATCTACCACCCTACCAAAAGAGATTCAATTGACCCGCGATCAAAGGGTCTCAGATGTGAAGAAATTCATCGATAGCCACCTGCAGGTATGCCGGGGCAATTTAAACAACAAAGCTTTTCAGTCCTTTTACGACCGCCTGGTGAAGCTGAAAGATCTATTGCAAAATCAATGAAACCTTATTACATTCGTTAATGCCTGGATCAAAACCAGCACTTATTATGAACTGGACATTTATATCTTGCTTTCTGCCTGCAATCCTACCTGCAATTTTCTTGATTGCATACGGCATATACAAAAGGTCACAAAAGAATTGATCAAACAATAAACCCCGACAATCGCCGGGGCTCTACCCTTACCCCCGACCCAGGGGTTTAAAAAAATCGTGTATAGTTACAGGAGTACGCAAATTGATTTTCAAATGGTTGAATCTTTTTAATAAAAAGTCATGTAAAGGTACAGGACTTTAAAAGGCCCGGTAAGAGTACCAGGCCGAAACCAAAACTAACTGTTGCTATGAAAAAAACTGGCTGGTTTTTCAAAGAGTATTATGCAGGCTCGTAAGTCTTTTCGAATATATCTGGCTTGCAAGGGTAGTATTCGCCATTAACGCCCTTTATAATCCAATCAAGGTTATCTGCGCGCATTGTTCCTTCAAGTGTTGGAATAAGAATATGAAACCCCTTTTCATCTTTATAAACTGGAAACATTACTCCATTTACGGTTTTACTGACAGGATGTTCGTTTTGTGAATAGACAACGAATTGCTCCGCCTCAATTACTACCGGCCTTTTTTTGAATTTAGGCATATAAACTTGTTCGGTAACCCCGTCCCCGGCTTATTGAGTTAATGAATTAAAGATTTCCCTGAAGCGCCACACTTCCCGGCTGTAATCGTGGTTATACGTTCTGGCATCGATGTCCTTGCCCTCATTCAGCACCTTGGCGACATTTCCCTGGCCGCAGTTATACGCCGCTGTAATGGCCCGATGAAGGCTGTCACCCTGCAGGTTAGGAAACTTGGGTACCAGGTAGTGGCGCTTTTCTTCCAATACCTCAATGGCTTTAAGGCAGGTTTTGTATGGATCTTTCCAGTCGCCGGATTTAACGAAATCAGGATAACTGCCGATGTCGATCTGCCAATAGCCAAAGCCATGGTAGCTTTTTTCTTTTTCACCGGGCCGCTGGCCATGGTCACCCCGCATTAGCGTGTGAATAACATCGGGTTTAATGCCTTCCTTCACATATCGGGCTATAAGAAAACCGGTTTCACGCATGGCCATGCCAGCCAGCCAGTCTTTGGTGTAGGGGTGATCAGGGTGTTTTGCTTTTGACTGGATCAATGCTATTTCGATAATTGGCACCAGGTTTACATTGATCCAGCGGAGGGTATCGCGTTCGGTCATAAAAGATTTGGGATTAATAGAATAATTGAAAACGTAAGGGTACAAACCTTTAAGGATGCGCTGAATGCCCGGTGCTCGATGTGAAGGAGGCCGGCAACCCACCGCTGGGCAATATCCCACTGGGCTGTATCACCGATAAACCACCATTCCCGGTGAAGTACAAAGGAATTGATACAGCCATCGAACACCATCCAGGTAAGGGCACCCATGAAAAAACCGGCATGCCAATCGTGTGCAATCCGGCCAACAGTATATCCCATCCAGACATGGATAGCGCCTGCCCCCGCGTGCCACCAAAGTTTATAGCGGCGATCCCGGGGAGTGCCGTTCACCGCTCGATCATCCAGGAGGAAGTAGACCATTTGGATAATAAGCGCCGCGAGGCCGGTGGCAATCAATATGATAACTTCCAGGCTCATGTATTCGATAATAAAACGATAACAATTTCAATTCCTAGGGCAGTAAAGAACCAGCCCCAAAAAGGATTTGCAGCACCTTTTCCCAGCAATCTTTTGTTAATGTCAGTTAAGCCAACAATAATAGCCGCTGATGCGAAAGCGAATACGGGAGCTAAGCACCATGCCACCAATTTGCCGTGTGAATCAATATAATCCAGAAACCATACATTCCATAAAAGAACCGGCAGGAAGAGTGTAATTATCCCTGCAATGATGCCAATGGCGAAAAACTTTACGTCTTGCATATAAATTGTTTTTGATAATTTTGTTTTGTCTTATTCATCTTGTATGGCTCACTGGTGCAACGGTGGGCTTTTTTATTTTATCAACCCCAGCACCGCAGCCGCGGCCCCCAGTACTCCAGCGATCTTTGTTTTTAATTTCTGCCGCTTCAGGTCTTTGGCAAGTGTTTGGCTATCGGCAAACAATTGCTGGTAGGCTTTAAATAGGCTGTCGTAAGCCGCCTGTATTTTAGCAATATCTTTATCCTTCTCTTTATCTTTCGTGTCAAATTCGACACGTTGTGCTGCATTAACCCGGTTCAGGCTATCGGTATAAACCTCGTATTGCACCAGAAAGAAGTTCAGGTTGTTCACCAGGTTCACCAGGCTGTCGATCTTTGCATTAAGGGCTGTGTCTTTGTTCACCTGCTTGATCTGGCCGGCGAGCGCCTTTGCCTCCTTCGCCCATTTGTTTACCTCCGCTTTCGCTTGCTCCTGACCGCTCATGAGGTCTTTTATGATCTCGTCCTGCTGGGCAATGTTCTTATTCAGGCTGTCGATTATGTACAGGTATTGAGCTTTATGCGACTTCACAGAATCGTCATTGGCGATTACCTGCGCATGGTCACTGGCGTGGCTGTCGTGGTCTTTGTCGGGCTGCAGCAGGAAGAAAATGCAGACGCCCAGGGTGACCAGGAGGCCGATAATGAAAAGATTCTTTTTCATGCACTCTTTTTTGGGTCCATAGTTTTAACATCTTCGGGTATGCTGTCCTTCGGCTTCTTTGCATTGATAAACCCGGAAAGCATAGAGCCGCTGAACGAGCCAACGATAACACAGGTTAATGGAGACATTACAATGAGATCAGGCGGTAGTGTACCTCCGATATAAATCAAAATGAATATTGCTATTACATTTGATACAATGCTTACCCAAAACAATTTTGTAACAAAAACCTCATTACGTTTAATTGCCTCCTGATATTGCTTTAACAGGTGAAAGGCGAATCCGCCAAAGGCAAGTAATATTTGTTCGCTGTAATCCATGATTTAGTGTTTTTTAAGTGAATCATATGTAATTTCTTCCTCTGGCTCCTTTGCAGGCATAGTCTGTATGACTCGAAATTTATCAATCAACCGTTGGTCGTTTAGCATTTCAACCCTTGCCTGTAAAGCAGGAACGGCCTGCATAAGCTGCTTTACATCTTCTCGCATATCTTTCACAAGAAAGCATACAACAGCAATTAACCCTTTGAAAAGCCAATCAAATGCTGCTACTTTTACTTTGCTTATTGCATCCTGCTTCATTGAATATGTTTAAGGGTCGGATTAAATTACTTACGGTTGGAATATAACCTTCCACATCTGAGCGGTTATGTCATTACTTCCACCACCGCCACCACCTGCAGTACCTCTTATCTTTAAAACGTTAGTGGTTGTAAAGTCAAGACCACTACCATAAATGGTAACCGTTGAATAAATTTTATTGCTTGAATTATCTATGCTTATAACACTATAAGCCCTGGCTGTATTTGTACCAGTTCTTATTATAGTTCCTTTTACACTCCACGGACCTGTACCAGTTATTGTTAAGGCGCCAGCCCCTCCAATCGCAGTACCCGCGAAAAGTAGATCAACATTGACAGTTGCCGTGGCGTCATTAAAAACCCCAGCAGCTTCAAACTGGATTGATTGACCATTCGCTGTCAGAGTATTCGCAGGGATCGTTGTTGAATAAAGATCTGTAGCAGAAGTCCCAGTGTTGTTCGCATCTGTATATTGGGCATCTATAGTGGCAAAGCCACTGCCAGCACTCAACGACTCTATCTTATCGCGGATAGCATTCTTTGTGGGTACCTCATTGTTTCCGTTCCAGCCGCTCGCATCGTAGGCGTCATCGGCGACTATGGCAGCACCATTTACGCTGAGTTTTTCTGATCCCACTGCAGACGTACGGTTGATTAGAAATGCCCCCGCTGATGTAAGTCGGGCATTCTCGACGTTATTGGTTCCGAAAATCATCGGCTGCGCGTTTAGTGTGCCAATTGCCATACCAAGGCCGTTGCTGCCATCGTGGATTAAGAAAGTGCGATCGGGCCGGCTCAGGCCGAAAAGGTTACCAGCGGCATCTGATGCCCCGCCTATCAACATACCGGAATAGGCGTTGAATGATCCCCGGTTGTTTTGGACATAGAAAGATGAACTGCCCGATGCGCTCGCGTTATTGATAACGAGCGATACGCGATTGGTGCTACTACCGTTTATCGTTAGCGCATCGTCTACAGAGGTATTATTGATACTCGTAGTGCCGTTTGCGCCAACCTTCAACTGATCCGCATAGGTAGCATTGCCTATGCTTATGTCCCGGATCGTACCGGTACCGGTGTATGTGGATTTCAAACTATATCCGCTCGATCCATTTGCCAGGATTTGAAATAATTCAGTATTTGAATTGGTCGTATTGGGCCCGCTCCATTGTTCTGTGTTATATAAGCTGAGCCATGATTTAGGCAAGCCGCTGCCTCCCGTTCCTGATGGACTCATATATAAGCCTTGGGAAGCGTTACCAGACACAGGCGATAAACGCATAATACTGGCATCGCTGATGGGTGACCAGTTATAAAAGTAGTTTTGGGCCCCGCCGTTCTGGCCCCCTCCATAACTTGTTAACCCGGCATATACCCGATTATTTCTATCTACTGCTGATCCGGTTTGGGTAACAAAAATGCTATCACCTCCGTATTTATTGAACATGCTATTATCAATACCAACCTCCGCATGACCTAAAGTATACCCGTAGATATTACCTCTACCATAGTTTGCAGAATCGCTAATAATGTGCGTATAATCTAACCATGATGGTGCACCTAAAGAGCTTCCTTGGAAAACTTCAAGAGCGAGATTTTGAAAGTTGAAATACACGACACCTGGCGCAATATCCCCCAATATAGTACTCGCAGGTATATATATGCTGTTTTTAGCCCAGTGGGCATCTACATATGTTCCAACTACAGGGTAGTTACCATGAATCAAGGTTATCCCATTCGGACAGCTATGGGCAATTACGTGATCCATACTTACGCTCTCTGTAACGACTATACCATACTTGAACCCGAACACGCTGACGTTTTTTAAGGAGGTGTATATTTCCGATGACAATTGTCCGCATATTAACCCCGCTACTTCATTGGAAGGCTTCTGTGTGTTATGAATAGGGCCATTCCAACTGATAAGCACATTTTCCATGGGGCTGCTGGATGCATTGTAAAAGTTGAACCCGCCCAGGTCCGGCCCGCCGCCCGCACGATTTTGCTCGACCAATAACGCCAGATTCTTCACCGTTACCATGTTATAATTTATATAATTGGCATACAGGAAACTATTTGCTTTAGCCGCAAAAACTGCAGGCCGTATGCCGCTGCCGTGGATTATACTTACCAATGTTGTATTGTACTTTGGTGTAAGTGTATCCGAAAACAATGCAGAAGGCGTGTGACCCGGTGGCATTAACCCGTCAATTACTATACTTTTCCTGAAGTTGAAAGAAGAATCACCAATATCCGAAACAGGTATATTGATCTGACAATTGCAGTCGCTGCCTGAATGGTTAAGTGTTCCACCCAGCACGTAGAACTTACCAGGACCTGGCGGCGGAATCACTACCCGCGCATCCCCGCCGTTGGCATCTGCCGTATTTAAGGCCGCTTGTATTGCAGGGACGTTATCGGTGCCATAGATTATAGTATCGCCGCTGACAGTACTTCCTGCGGAGTTGTTCAGCGTCACGGTTGTTGAGTTGGTGAACCCAGTGATTGTTGTTACCAGGTCCTGGCCACTGGCGGCTGCGCGTCTAATCCTGATCCATTTCCCAACATCCCCTGAGGTGAACCCGCATGAACTACATGTAAGCGTCGCGGATCCATTGGTCATTGATGCCGTGTACTTCTCTTTGCCATCCGCGATGGCGCCATAATTCAGGATATTATAAACTTTCTCATACCGTTTATCGGCCGTTGTTGTATCTAATCCGCTGCCACCGCCTGCACCAATTGCTGCCCTTAATGCCGCGGATGAATCGTTAAGATCAGATTGTGTTACCAAGTGGTTGGTGCTTGATGTATCTGTATTGCCTATTGGAAGGATGCCTGTAATCGCATTGGATGACGCCAGATTAATTGCTCCAAACCCAATTGATGTGCCATTGCGCCGAAGAACCTGGCCATCTGAACCGGCTGTAATATCAGCAACATTGCCTGTTGAGTTTGCTGACCGACCAATAACTGATAACCCAGAAGACTGCCTCAGTTTACTATCTGAAACCGAATTACTTGCTATAGTAGGATTAGGGTATGTTCCTGTCAGATCACCACCGGCCGGGCCTGATGGAGCGCCACCTCCGCCGCCAGTACTATCAATATAGGCATACTGCCAACTTCCTGCTCGATAATATTCCACCGTATCGGTCCCTGGCCGTCGCCGCAACCCCGTAATACCATTACCTCTCAATAGAATCGATAATGTATCACCGAGTACCGTTACTAGATTGGCCGTACTGTCATTAAGCGCATAGAAGTTTTTAACCTGGCCGCCATAAGCACTATCTAAAAAGTTTGTCATACCGATCATTGCGGTGTTCAGCCTTAGATTTTGGAATGCCTCTACTGCGCTATTACGTATCCAATGGTTAATGAATGATCGTAAGGTATCGGTATTCTCGAATTGAGCCTTTACGGACATGGCGCTTATAATAATGCAAAAGATGACTATTAACTTCTTCATATATCTAGTTACTAAATGTTATAGTGTAAGGTGTTCCAGAAAATCCATTATCACACACCGGCGTTATTGTAATAGTAAATGTCCCGACAGAGGCCAGTACCGGCAACCTCCACGATGTAGGTATGTTACCATCCGTGAAAGCAGTCTGAACGCCGGAATTGTAGCTTCCGCCAACTTTTTGGACTACATAATCCCACCGTGTAATAGTAGCGCCGCCAGGCACCATTGAATCAATGAACACAAACCTGCGAGTTGGGAAGTGATTGCTATCCATATGAGCTGTATCTATTTCCGCGTCACAGTTAGGGATAGGGTTGTTTGGATTTGGCGGGTTGGGATTAGGCGGCGTTATAATTTGATCTGGTGTACCGCTGCCTGATAATGTTATATTACCCGTAGCAAATCCTTCTGAACCGCCACCAAGGTTTACATTTATCGGCAAAGCATATCCAGTAATCGTTTTCTTAAGGCCCAGGTTATCGTAAAACAATAGGCGAAAGTTTATATCTGCCATATTTTTAAAGTAATCCAGCAGGTTAAAAGCTACAGGCAATATATTATCATCAACTATTAATCCGCTCAGCTCGATCTGATAATCTAACGACTGGCCCTTTTTCCTTTTCCATACCCCATCACCAACAGTTTTTACATTTTTTGTCTCCATTGAAAACTGTATCTCTACACTCTCGGCACAGCCGTAGTTAAAGAAGTTGCCCCCTTTATAAAACTGAATAATAACGTCCGTGCCAAGTATAGGATCTGCCATTTATCCACCAGTTGTATTTGTATCAAATATGTAATTGAATGATTGATGACTGCCTAACTGTTGGCCATCATCTGTGTTCGCTGTATTAATCACCTCCACTAAATTCAGATTCACCCAACCTTTTATTAAGTCCATTTTCATGGGGGGCACCAATACAAAATCACGTTTTGGTGTTATATCCATAAGCCTATACCGCTTATGAAAACCAATAGGGTATTTTACCAATTGGTTATTTTGCGGCGAAAAGTTTAAGCCATTGAAAGTCCCTTCAAGCGCATACATGCGCCGGTAACTATTGTTGAAACGAGCGATATTCAATAGCTCTTTAAAATGCCTGCTTTCGAAAAGAATTGGGAATGGGACATAGCCATACCGGTACCAAGTTGGTGTTGTTAACTGCCCCCCAAAAAGTAAAGCGCCCTTTAATAGTTTCTTTGGCGAATCGCTTATTTTGACTTCATCTTCTGCGACATCAGGGAACACTTTATTTTGATCGCGAAACCAGTAGTCGCCCTTAACCTGTATATAGCCGCCTGATATGAATGGGTAATACTGGAAATCGAAATTCCTGAAGAAAGCCATATTGGGCGTGTTGTTATCCATTACATTAATCAGTTGGATATACATAGTGCCATCAACAGGAATAGGCTGAGAGGTGAGATTAACCGATTTATAAATCTTTGTATGATCGGTCCCATCGGCATATTCCAAAAAGATGGATTCTACTGCTGCGCCATTGCGGCGCCATCTATTAGTTACACCAGCACCATCACGCCAGAAGTAGTAGTTGCCACCTGCATTTGGCACAATATAAACTGTCGCAACTGCTATTGTTAACTGTGCGCCAAAGTTGAATGATAGTTTAAAATCCAATGATAGGCTCACCTTATCACCGACATAAACGGGCAGCCCTTCACTTTGAATAACCTGAGTATTGGTCGTTGATTTTGAAATAACAATCTCCCGGTTGATCTCAATACCAAATTGGTTATAGGATGACCGGCGCCATGCACTATCGATTGGAGGCAACAAAGGTGGATTGTTGAATGTACCATTATCCCAATCCGGGATAGTATAATCCTGATAGGTGCCTATAACAGTCGCCGTATCATCTCCGTTTTCATCAGTCTGATATACCGTACCGGTAGATCCCGGTATTGCCGTACCACGTTCGAACTTGTTATTCTTTGGCAACTCCAACCATACCTCGTAATTATATATAGTCTTTGCGCTCTTAATTGCAAACCTGGAATAAATTTGCTGATCCTCGTTAATCGGGTAAATATCAACAGCCTTTCCAATTTGCCCATGGTTCTCTGTTTCCTTAGCGCCTACCGGGTTATCACCGTTTGAATCGTAATCCACATAATAATCCCCTACTGCCGCAACGAATTGTAATTCCCCAACGGCCTTTATTTGCCAATACCCGTTCCAGTATTCCAACCTGCAAAATTTATCGAGGATCAACATTAACGCATCATAGCAGCTCACAAATGTTGTAGGCGACGCTTGAAATGTTCGATAGTTCAATTGAGTTTGAGCGAACATATCATAATTCAACCCATCTGCCTTATCGTTCATCTGGGTATTGAAGTAGCCACACCTTACCCGGATAGGTAGATCTAACAATGTTTGTTTTAGGGCCCCGGCGATGATCTTAATAAGCGTATGGTCACCTGTAAACTGCGCGCCATTAATATCAACAAGTTTTATATCTTTCAGAAGTGAAAGGCCATTAGTTGCCCGGATGATAACCTCGTACGGCTTATCTTGAAATAGCGCATTACCTTCATCAGGAGTAATAAACCCTTCAAAATACTTCAGGCCGTCAACGAGCACAACAATTTTCCATTCATCATGCTCGGCCGTAATAAATGTCTCCCAGGTGATAGCGTCGTTTATATCTGACCATATGGATAATGTGAGTTCGCGGGTTATAATTGTGCTATCGTACTTCGTTTGTCCTTCGCTCTTATCGCTTAACTCGAAAGAACTGCACATATACTCAGGAACAGGACTAACTGTAGGGCCATCCTTTTTATAGATGGTAGCTAGTACTTCCTGATTCTGTTCGTTTGTGAAGTGTACTTTATATGTTGCAGAATAGGCCATTAACCTAACCTCCTTCTTGAGCTGCGCACTCTTTCAAGGCCGAGTTCGAGATCTGTTAGGCTAATACGTATGGTTGGCGCCAAAGCTATATTTGAGTTTGTATTCATACTCAGCCGCCCAATCATATCCGGCAGCTTATCGAGAGGTATAATAGCTTCTTTGCCCGCCTCACCGAATATGCCAAGCGTGGGGCTGGTTGCGATACCGCCCTGAGCAAGTTTGGGTACATCAAATTTGAAGTTCTTTAATAGGGCGCCTGTGGCTACTAGTGCCAAACCAACCGCAATACCTATAGCTTCTCCCCCTGGGGCAAAGAGCTTTTTTAAGGCTGCTTTTAAAGCTTTTACAAGGTTAGAAGTGACTATTATTTCCTTACCCACTTGCTGCAATATTCCGCCTACAATACCTAGTAATCCTTGGGCTGATTTTGCAAGTGTACTACTAACTCCTTCGCCAGAAAACAACCCTGCAAAAGCTGCCCCGACTACTTCCGCCCCCTGAACGGCAGCCTCTTGAACACCATTAGCAATCGAATCAATTACTGCTGCAAATTGATTTCGTATTGCCTGCCTTTTATCAGCAAAACCTTTTCCGAATAATTTTAGATCAATCTCAAATTGAGTGGGTATAGTTATTTTTTTGTCGAAGCCAGCGGCTTTCGCTATTACCGAGGATATATCCTTCTGATTTATATCAGCAAGGACTACCTGAGTGAATCTAACTTTCGGGATTGCTTCTAGTTCGATAGCCTGCTTTGTGAAAGCGTCATTGAGCTCATTCTTAAACCCTAATATTTGTTGATCGAGTTCAGCCTTTGAGAGTTTGTTCTTCCCCTGGTCACGGATGGCGATTTTGACCTGTAATTCAAATATTGCCTCCTGGATGCCCACTAGTTGGGTAGCATCTTTTGTAGCGGCTTTAATCTTTTCAAGAGCTTCCAGGCGTTTTTTTAGCGCATCTTCTATCTTTTGATCTCCTTTTGTGTCAAGGTCTTTGAATTTAAGGCCCGCCTCAACGGCATCGTTCAAGTTTTTACGTAATAATGTTTCCTGTTCAATTAACTGATTCCTGGTGCTATTCTTTGCAGTTAGTTCATCTTCTGTATCAGCAAGTTTACTTTTTGCAGATTTTAGATTGTCCGTCAAGTTTATAATTCGGGTTGACTGGCTTTCGTTTACGATCCGTCTATTAATAGCATCACCTAATTTATTTTCCGAATCAGTGACACCTTTTTGAGCTTCAGCGATTTTATTTTTGGACTTTAAAATATCATTATCAGCCTTAGCAATTTGCTTTGCTACATTAGCTATTTCATCTGCGAAAGCCTTTTGTACGGCAGAATTGATAAGCGCTTCTGTGTATTGAGAAACCGTTGTTGCGAGTTTTCCTGTCAGTGCATCTTCAAGTTTTAAGTCACCAAAATATGACTTATTGATATCCTTCAGCTCTTCAAGTGCTCGTTTGCGATCTCGGTATGGCTTGTTGCCGTCAGAAACAACGGCTGCTAATGCCGTTACAGTCGTTATTTGTCCCTCAACACTGGCTGTGGCTTCACCCCTGGTTAATTCAACATCTTTTAACGCCTTCGCCAATTCTTTGGCTTCCTTCTTTGCTTCTTGTGTAGCTTGTGAAGACCCCGTCAAACCTCGTGTCCATGCACCAAAACCAGCTGTCGCGAATGTAACTGCAGCTGTAGCCAAAGAGAGCGCAAGACCTAAGCCGCCGCCGCCCAGCAGGGATGCCCCTAGCGCTTTTAGCGCACCGCTGGCTGAACCTGTCTCAGCTCTTAACCGCTGAAATGATTCCAGCAAAGGGTTAAGGTTATTTGATATACCAACAAAGCCAAAAGGGGCATCTTGAGCTACTCTTCCCAAATTTGTAAGGGCAGCGGCAGCCTGATTTGCTCCTGCAGGAACCTTTGTTTTAAGCGTATCAGCAGTTTTTTGAACTGCAGTATCCAGCTTAGGCAATGCGCCTGCCGGGCCTCCAACAGCATCACGCACGCGGCCCAGCGACTCAGTTACTTGCCTGCTCGCCTGGACTATCCCTGAAGGATCGCCACTTACAATTATCTTGATGTTGTTATCCGCCATTGTTAAAATTTAATTCCCCTGCTTCCTGGTATCTTCTTTTAATCGCTTCGTATCGCTCTCGAAGGCTCACTGTTTTAGTGCCTTCTTTCTGAAATGCTTCATTGACAATTTTCCTGCGGTCGTTCTTTTCCATATATGGCACAATCGAGGCGAGCAACATTCGCTGAAAGTCATCTTTACGCCGCCTACTGTAACCTTTACGCTTTTGCAGATATTCAATCAGGCTATAATCATAGAACTCCCACGGATGTAATCCTAACTCCCCAAATGCTTCCTCACATAGTTCATCAAACGTCAACGAGCTGTGTGTCTTTGCCAACCTCCCCGTTGGCTGAAGGGCTGGCCGAGAAAATACTATTATACCGGTTTATAATGTCTGTAATGGTTGGCATGTCCAGATCATTAAACCATGCTGTTACATCATCAGCTGTAAAGTCTGCCGGCTCTTTCTTACTCAAACAATTTGAAAGCAATGCAGCATGAAATATTTTTTCAGCATAAGGGAGTATGTCGGTAAATAATTCCGATTCAGCTTTGAAATCCAATGGATCTACCCCGGCCACATCCTTTATACAGCGAAGCGTCCCAATATTGAACTTTAGCCCGCGGGCTTTGCCTCCCAATTCCAGGGAGAGATAATTATTAACCATAAGTAATTATTAAGAATCGGCTGTGTTGTCAATTGTTCCTGATGTCGCGAAAGCCCAGTTGAACTTAATCAGATCGCCTTCCTGAGCTGTCACCGTAGCTTCAGTAAAGTACCCCTGCCCATCCAGGTATACAGCGGCTCCCTTAGCAACACCAGAACCAGAATCGGCTATATTTTGATAAATGAAATACAGCTTTGTCTTACTTTGGCACCATGCCTGAATGTCCTTAAACGTAGCCTGGTTGGCCGCCGGCGCACCATCTACAATACCACTACCAGAAAGTTTTGTTTCCGGCGTGTCTACGGCACTGAAAGCGCCGCATTTTGTTTTTGTGGTAGTAACATTGGAGGTAGTTGAGGCTTGTGAGCTTTCCTCACAAACAATGGTCTTAAAACCACTGTTTTGAGAAGTACTAACCCAAAGCGTTACCAGCGTACCTTGTAATTCAGTTGACATTGCTTTTTATTTAAGGTGTTTGAGTAATTCTTGTTTTAAAAACCATTGCTTTGCTGATTTGCCATACATCAACCAGTTTTTCAAACTGGTATGACTCGCTTACATACTTCACATATGAAAGCTTGAATGGCGCATCAACTGAGAGACCGAATGATGTTCTGGTAGGGAAAAGAACCTGCAACATCTGATCGGCTATATTTTCAATGATCGTTTTCGAGTTGGTGGCCTTGCGGCGATTTACAACAGTGATATTCAGATCAACTTCTTTGCCCCACGTTTGCTTTGTATTAGCTTCATTGGCCTGCTGCCCGCCAATGAGCATATATAGGTCATGGTCAGTTATCCCCAAATCCAGCTTCTCGTCTACTATTGGCACTTTTTGGATAGGATCACCAGGGATGGCTATCGCATTAAATAATGCGATATAAAAACCTTTCCGTACTGCTTGCCCTACATCGTTCATTCTATCAGTGATTTAATAATTGCTCCTATTCTTCGCCTTAATCGTTCCTCGGCCGGTTTCAACTGAGTGAAGAAATAAGGCTGTGGTTTTATACCGTACTTTTTAATCTTCTGCCAGATAAGAAAAGCTACTTGTTTGTCTTGTTGATCTTTTGTGGTTTTGCTTCCGGTCCTGCGCCTTGTTTTAACGCTAAATGTTCCGGCTATACCTTTTCGTTTTACCCACTGTTGCAACGCATCTATTGGGTTTCCTTGTCCTCCTACTGGCCCCTTAAGTTGGCTGGCTATGCTTTCTAACCCCGGTGGGATTACTGCTTTTGTTTTGGTACCAAATTCCAGGTACCCGGCATAGAACGATTGGGCGACCACCTCAAATGTCAATGGCCCTGTATTGGCAACAGAAATGGATTGCTTCAACCTGGCTTCGTCTGCTGGCGCATCTCTCTTTGCTCCATCTTTAATTTCCCCAGCTGTAAACTTCAGTTCTTCGGCCAGCTCCTTTTGTGTTCGCTTCGGCAACTGATCGAACACGTTAATCAGCTTATCGAGCCCCTGAACTTTAAATGAGAAACCGGTTGCCATTTACAAAGTGTTGATCTTTACAAAATCCCACTCATTAACAATTTTGTTTTCTGGCTGCAAGTTTATTGTTCGCCATTCAGCAACTATATCAACTTGCCGGGTCTTGCCCTCCTCAATTCTGACCTTGTCAGTATAAAACGATATGGTTATAATTCCTGGTTCTATATCCTGTACAGGCTGCTGTTCAATACGGAACTCACCTACAAACTCTTTTAGCTTCTTAAAGAATCCGGGCATTCCTACAACTTCATAAGTACATTTAACAAATACGTTTTGCATTATCTTACCTCCGATAAATCAAGTTTATACATCCTTCGTTTTTCTCCCACGAGCGTGAATGTGTCGATGCTGAACGATCTGGATTCGTAGGTCACCCGCACATCTTTGCTTAAGCCGACTTCAATCTCCTTGCGCCACCATATCCATGCTTCGAATGTTTTAACGCTTTCATCGTACCCCGTTTCAAAGGCACGGTAATTGCGTTTTACCTGGAAAAATCCCCGTGTGGTAAACCAGTCCGAATAACCTTCGTTTTGGCCGCCAGTGCCATCTGATGACTTGTTGACCTGCTCCAGCTTCAGCACCATTCTCATTTGCCCTATGGTTGGAACGAACGACATTAGGCAATAATTGATTTACGTTTATAAGGTGCCGCTATTTCCATGGCCGCCTTGCATATATCCACATTGGCCGTGGCGAACTGTTGTTGTTGGTCCCCGGTATTCACATAATTCCACGCTATTTGTACTAGCCACGCCCGGCGCAAGCCTTCAGGTATATTTGATGGTGTATAGCCAGCTGTATATTCAACTTCCATATAACAGGCAAAAGGCTTTTCTATCCACTTGAATTGATTACCCCTAATTGTATAACCTGTACCATCAGTAAGTACATTACCATCAATATCCTTCACACTTGTTAAATCAGTTACTGGCCCAAACGGGATATCTACATTACCGCACTCATTGCGGATAATTGCCCTATAGCCCTTTACCGCCAATGACAACCCGGTAAATTGTTCCAATTGCTCCCGGCTATCCTTCATTATCAATTGCAGCTTTGTATCATCATCATCGAACTGATAGCTTCCGGAGGTGTCAAACTGCAGGTTTAAATGCTGTTTCACCTGGGCCAGTGTACCAGGTTCATCGTCAATGCTTGCTACTGGAGTAACAACTTGCACCTCTATGACATCGTTATACTTCATATTAAAGAAAGGAGGCCGGATAACCGGCTCTCCATTTCAGTTATTCAAAGGTTTAAGAAGTTGAACTGTTGCCGAAGTCAGCAACGATGATCGATGCAGGCAGCATCGCGTTGAGTTCCTCGTAACACTCAATACGGGCTGTTATTTTGTTCTCGGTGAAGTTGTTGGCATCTTCTTCGCTGAATGCGATAGAAAGACCCTCTACTTCCACACGCTCAATGAAGTCGTTATCGATGATAACTACCTTATCGTTGGATGGCACCCAGGATACAGGGATGATTGGCACACCGCTAATGCGGATAGATCCATCCTGCTGGCTGAGTACGCCGCCACTTCCCTGGTAGTAACCGTTTGTGTACAACAGCTTGTTCAGTGTTGCCATGGCTTTATAGGAAAGCAGACCATAAGAAGCACTGAAGTTTGATTGATTCTGGTTTGCAATCCAGTCGATCAATTGTTTTACATCGTCGGTTTCAGAGGTGGTTGTTGAACCGGTTGCGGCAGTAGCCACCACATCATAGAAGTAGCGGTTTTCTTTCATGAAGAAATCCCGCATCAAAAGACGTGGCAACGTGTTCTGCAACCAGGGTAGAGATTTTGCAATTTGCCGGCTGAATCGAGCAATACCGGCAATAAACTTATTAACAGTCTGCACTTCTGTGAAGTCATAATCAATCTGGCTTTTCCCGGAACCTTCAGTTTGTAGGCCAAGGCCACCTTGGGAACCAGATTCTTTGTAGGTCACATACAGACCTGTATCTGACTGCACAGCAGGTATCAGATCGCGGAAGTTGGTTTTCTGCGATGGCAAAATAGCCTGGCGTTGATTGTAGGTGATTACTGAATCGCCGGTCAGCGTGTTGGCTAATGTCATATCAGCCACGGTCTTTGTACTCATGTCGATAGGGCCATCAAATGACATGCTGAATGGCTTCCCCTTTTTTACGGTTTTAACGCCATCCATGATCTCCTGACCTTTTTCTGCGATTGCTTCGGCCAGTGTCTTAGCTTGCTTGCGTTCAACCTTTTTGCCATCATTCAGGGCTTTCAGATCTGTTATGAGCTTATCCAATGCCTTCTGATTTTCCGCATCGGCGGCGTCTTTTTCGCCCTGCCATTTTGCGAATGCTTTACTGGCCTCGTTTACAGTTTTTAATTGTTCAGCAAGTTCAGTCTTTATAAAATCCTTGCTTTTGGTTTCAATGGCCGTTTGGAGATCGCCGATAGCTGATTTTAATTCAGCCTTTTCTTCGGGAGTGAAACCACCCTTTGTTTCTGTTGCTGCTGCATCCAGGAAAAACAGCCATACAAATTTTCTTTTCATCGTTTGTTGTTAATTGTTAAGAAATTGAGTTAATCCCCAGTTTCTCGACTTAACTACAGGCTGAGTGGTAACAACCGGCTCCTGAGTGCTTTTGGGCGGCTCATTTCCTTTTGTGAGGTCTAAGAATAACTGTTGTATTTGCTTGAGCTCGATTTCGAGCATATCACAAGTTTCGTCTGTAAATGTGCCATGACGCAGGCTCTTAATGATAATATCAATGCGCTTTGCCAGCCTATCGGCTTTCTGTTCGCCCTTAATGCCTAATAACGGGGTGTTAGGATTGGCGCCCAGGAAGGTGAGCGAGCTACCTTCGTACAATTTGATTTCGGTCAACTCCCTGGCCACCTCTCCGCTTTTCCAATCGCTCCATGGCGTCACCTGGTTATACTTGATAGTCCGATAACCTATACTGTGTTCTGTAATGAGACCGCTATCCACCATCTTTATGAACTCCTGAGCCAGGGTATGGGTGCCCAGCTGGCTTTCATAGTACAGTCCCTTTTGATCTTCCTGCAACAACGTGAGCTTTCCCAAAGGCTGCTCCCAGTTGTGGTTCATGATGTGCTTTATGCGGGGTTTGGCGGACATTGGCCCTGACTCGCTGAGGGTCTTTGTAAAGGCTCCTTTCTTTATTACATCGCCGTCGCTGTCCACCGTACCGAAGTCCGAAAAGTAACCGGTAACGATTCCCTTCCGACCATCAATGTCTTTAAAACTCACCGGTAACGCCTGTGAGATGTCAGCATCTTTATATTGATAAACACTATCCATGTTTACTTTTATTAATTTTTTAATTCAACCAGTATTGTTTGCAACTCGGCCCTCAACCTGCCCCTTACTCTTATCTGTGGCTGATCTTCTTTTGGTATCAACCTGCCATTTGCATCACGCATTGCCACTATTTCTGAAAAGCATCTACAGTTGATCGTATTGGCGCCACTTGCTTTAGGATCTCCAGGAAACTCCATTTGTTCGCCTCCCACCGTATACATTCCGTCCTGATTCACAGTCTGCCCATCGGCGCTTAAATGTACATGGCGGGTACGGTTATCATGAACTGCAACCCAGCGCTTTTGTGTCTTATACTCAAACTTGTCGGCCGCCAGCTCAGTGCCATAGTTAATCGCCCTATTGCTCTCAGTTCTGAGTATTCGCCTTACCCGGCCGTCCAGATAATCCTTTCGCTCGATATCTTCGACCATCTGCTGAATGCTCCATCCTTGATCGATTCCTTTACTGATTACCTCCATAATGTAATCTTTGGTAGTATCGCTTATCGGTATTACGACCTTATCGAATAGATGCAGCTGGAAGTAGTTCAATATTTGCTGCGTCCATTCCTCATTATATCCGAATGACGATCGTTTCTTTTGAACCTTCGGCAGCCGGCGCAATTCGCCTAATACCTGGCCAGCTTTCGCCAGCCCTGCCATTACATACAGTTGGTTGATGACCGGCGCTATTGCCTTGTTCCACAATTCCAAATTCATGTTGGCTATAGCTTGATCTTTGCCATATTGCTGCAGGTCTGATGTGAAAGAACTTAGTTGTTGTTTTATGGACTTCTCAACAGCCGGATAAAAGGCATCTTCATACTTCCGTCTTAATTTCTCATTCTGCCTTATTCGTTGTTGTTGGGTCATAAATAAAAAAGGGTCAACTACCCATTTCTGAGTAATTGACCCACTATTTTTAACCGGGGTACTGTTTATGGTTACCCTATGTTTGGCGCATATAGCGCACTGTTTTTAATATGACGGAAAGCCCGAATATTCTCTTTTTTCTCTGGTTCTGAGCTTCCCAAAAGCTTCAGGCGATACTTCCCTCGACTCTTCCACGCTTGCAATAATCGTATTTGTAACTCCGCACCTGCACGTAATCTTAATATGACCGACTTTCATTTGAGAGTCTTCAGCCAATAACTTTCCACAGTTACAACATCTTATGCCATTTTTCTTACTCACTCCAAACTGATTTATAATGTTCAATAACTTTTTGTCGTTCTTCTTCCGTATTAGCGGCGCCCAATTTGATTTTCATTATCTCCCGGAAATGCTCTTTTTCCATCCTGGTATTGGGACAATCTGCCCTGCCGCTTTTAGGGTTTGGCTTCTTGCGGGTATAGATCACAATGGTGCTATTCACAATTTCTTCGTCCGTCATTTCGCTACCCTCAAATAATCATTTAACCCTACTTTGCTCAAATTATCGTTAATGGCCTGCATCTCCGCATCACTGATGTTATTCAACAGGTCAGTCAATGGCACTTTGTTGCTATCAATAAGAATCAGGTCCTTTGGTAATTCATCTGGTACATCCAGACCCATTAATTCGAGCTTGTACACTTCTGGTACCGGTAACTGACTAACCCATCCCCATTTCTCTTTTTGATCTTCCTGCAGCTCTGTATATACTGACATATCGAAGTCTGCATATACATTCACTCCTTTGAATCCCCAATCGGTTTGCAGCTTCCGGTTAAAGTGATCTCGTTTTGCTGTCAGATGCGGCAATGCGCACCTTGTAGTTAATGCCTTCTCGGCTTCTTTCAGGCTGTTATAGGTCTTGTTGTCAGGATCATTGCCTAACTGAGAAGGGATGCCCCATAGATTGAATATGCGCCTTAAATCAACTGCCTCAATGCCAGTAAGATCCATATCCTTCAAAGTATTCCCGACACTTACATAGCCCATTTTATAACCACTGAAAGCGAGTTTACCGTAGTTTTCTGCACCAGTATTTTCTTTTGCCCAGCCGCGTTTCACCACCCCAGCCTGAGCTTCCCTGCCAGTGATCGGCACCTCGTTATCATCTACGTATATAATACCGGCGGCTCCATTATTATCAAGCTGCACAGATCCGGCTTTCTTTGCAGCGTTGTTCCTGGTTAGTGTTCTGCTGCCGGCCTTTAATGGGCTCATGCCCATTAATCCTGCACCACCTAAACTATACTCAGGATTCCAGAACTTAACATGCAATACTTCTTCCTTACTGAACTTCTTTATTTCACCACTTTGCAACTGCCAGCCTACAATGCGCTGAGGCCACTGTGTTGTTGCAATTGGCCTCACATACTGAGCCGGCATATTGAAAAGCTCCTGCGGCAATCCCTGGTTGGCCCCTGCATCAAGCAGATTTGCCCACAGCATCTCGTTGCCGGTTATCATCTTCATTCCGGCGCCATCAGCTATAAGATCGTTCCAGGTTGTTCGTTCATTGGGCCATTGCATTAGCTCATTGAGCTTCCCCATCTGCCGGTTATAATTGGTGATGGGTTCCAGCGCTTTCTTTCGCAACTGCAATGCCTTCTTAAACCCTTCTGCGTCGAATTTACCGCTGATGATCGCACTGTATTGCTTCAGGGCTCCTTCGTCTACTACTTGGTATAATCCCCACGGCGCTACCCGAATCTTATCCATGATAAGCATAACACCGGCATATACGATATCATTGGCCTGATAGCCTTCTGAAATATAGCAGGCCAACTTATCGCTAATCCATGTGATTGTGCCATTGATTTCAATGAACTTGCCCTGCCCGGGCGCAGGTATTAAGCTGCCATTTGGCGGCGGTGATGCTTTAATGCCCAATAAACGCGCTCCAAGTCGTTGTAATTTATTCATATTGCACCGCCAATTGGCTTGAATATAAATCCGGTTAAATGTGTGAATATGGCATATCTTATTGCATCCATCAGGTGGTCGTTAAACTTCACCGGTTCATCCAGCACCTTGCCATCTTTATCTGTTTTCCACTTATAACTCTTGATTTCCTTTAGGATGTTGGCTGACCGCTTAGTGATATACAGCGGCATGCTCTTTACTTTGCGTATGCCTTCCAAAACATCCTTATCAGCCGCTATTGCATTATACCCAGCCCTGCATATTTCCTCAATCGTTTTCGGTTCTGCTGCATCGCAATATGTTTGAATGCCCTTTGTTAATCCTAATTGCTGATAACGAGCTATAAGGTCGTTGGTGGTCAGCTTTGTTTCATAGAGCAATTCATCCAGGTACACGCCTCCTTCGTAAAATTCAACATCTACAAGCGCGGAAGGCACGTTAAATCCGAAGTCCTGACCTCTTATCCTTTCGCCGCGGTTCGGCATTTCGTCCACCAGCTTCCAATGCGTATAGATGGTTTCCGAACTAGTGCCCCGTAAGCCAAGGCCAAATACTTTCCACAGGTTTTCGTCAACATCTTTCAGGGCCTCAATTTCCTCCACCTGTTCTTTTGTAAGATTCGCCAGGTTGTTCAGATATGTACTAACAATCAGCTTATTGCCCGGCTTATCTGCTACCTCATATACCCAGCTGTATTCATCAGCAGGATTAAAGTCGATAAATATTCGCTCCCTGGTCCGTAATGCCAATTGCAGGTAAGTATCTCGACTGAGAAGGTTTGCTTCATTGATGTAAAGTATATCCCTGCCCGGCCCCCTTACTTTCTTACTGTCATCTGCTCCAAAGAACTCTATATAACTACCCGTTGATGGGAAAGTATAAATTTGATCGGTACGGTTGAAATTATCCTCTACGAAAATGTTTTGCTCTTCAAGATTGAGTAGTACATCCTTCCGGGCCCCTTTCTTAAGGTGTGGCAAAGAAGGACTCACAATGCTGATCTCCTTCTTGCCATACGGCTTACCAGTAATTTGGTTTTGGCCCCCGCTCGCTATGTCGATCATTAACTGAGAAAGCGAAAACGTTTTGCTTGACCTGGTACTGCCCTGATTGGCAATTACACGGTAGAGCCCCTTATCATATGCTTTCTTATTGGCCCAAAATACTGGTGTCGTGCTTGTCTCAATCGTCATCGGGCAATGGTTGGTTGCCTGCCTGCTGTTTGTAAAGAACTGTTACGCCTTCGGGGGTCCGCACATCTACATCTTGCTTTTCTCTCAGCCCGAGATCTCTTGCTATGATGTTTGCATTAAATGCGCCTACGGCTGCTCCCTCAAATTTCTGTGTATACATAATCTCGTCCACACGCGTTATGACAGCGGAAAAATCTTCACTTAAGTTTTCGTTATTCTTTAAATCCTTCCAGAATGACGCGCTTGCGCCCAGATAAACGCATAAACCTGAAAGCGTATAAGGCCTTGCAATGGGGACCTTTATAATCTCGCCGGCCATGTCCCCTGACTTAACTGCTTCGTTTTTCCACCAAGGATGCGCATCGCACCAATTGAAGTATTCTGCACATGCTTCCCATAGCAGTTCGGGAGTACTAAATAATTTATCCCGGCCATGCTTCGATCTTAACTTCCAAAACTGATTACCCGCCGGCGCTGCCATAAAATAAAAAACCGGGATAGCGCTTATGCTTCCCGGGCAATAAAGTTAGATTGAATATGTTTAATTCACCGGTAGGATATTTACTACCGAATTTTCATGGCATCTTAATTTTAAGTTCTTCGCCAGTGAGGGCGATGATTTTATTTATTACAGCAATATCGTCTCTTTTTACATTATACTCTTTGGCTATATCAATAATTTCAGATCCACTATTTATTCTTTGAATAATAATCGGTATATGGTTGTACGGCACAAATCCCGATCGCTTCCCTATTGATTTATAATAATCTTGTGTGTTTCTTGCCTTACTTCCATAAGATAAATTCGAATGATGATTATTTTCCCTATTCCCATCTTTATGCATTACAACAAGTCCTTTGGGGCGAGGGCCAATAAAGGCGGCAGCAACCATATGATGTATCATTTTATTTTCGCTTTTGCCATTTTTGCATAATGTGACAAAAAGATACCCATTCCGTTTGTGCTGCTTTAATAAACGTTCTCTTATCGTCTTCAAATGTGTGGTTCCGGTTGAAGTCGTTCTACACACAAATCGAGCTATTGATTTTATTAATCCGGTATTGCTTATTTCGTATTCAGGGAAGCCTTCAACTTTGTTCCAAATAACAACCGGATTTGTTGTAAACTTGTTCATGTAAATTTGATTTAGGAGTATTTCAAATTTACAATTAAACCCGCTACCAGCAATGGGACTAGCGGGTTTATTATACTATAATTGTTAGATCAGAACCAGTCAGGGCAAAGTAAAGGTTTTGGAGCTGGTGGAGATATTTAATATGATGCAAATACCATATCCATCCTGAGCCTACCGTCTCAATTGAAAAGCCTTCATAATCCCACCTTAATCGCCTATATCCATCAAAAGAGGGCATTCTCATAAGATCTGGCACACCCACACCTTTCCAGCCATTCGGG